TGATTACCCTGCAATCCTTGATTACCCTGTAATCCTTGAGTACCTTGATTACCTTGAAGTCCTTGAGTACCTTGTATTCCTTGATCACCTTGAAGTCCTTGAGTACCCTGATTACCCTGTAATCCTTGAGTACCTTGAAGTCCTTGGGTACCTTGAAGACCTTGAGAACCTTGAAAACCTTGAAGTCCTTGATTACCCTGAAGACCTTGAGTACCCTGATTACCCTGAAGACCTTGAGTACCTTGTATTCCTTGATCACCTTGAAGTCCTTGAGAACCTTGAGTACCTTGAAGACCTTGAACTCCTACACCTTGAGTACCTTGAATTCCTTGCTCACCCTGAAGACCTTGAGTACCTTGAAATCCTTGAGTACCTTGTAAACCCTGAACACCTTGCGGACCTCTAACATTCCCAGCATCATTCCAAATAGATCCATCAAAAACCCATAAACTACCAGTATCAGAAGCAATAACTCCATCTCCGGTTGAAGGTGGATACCAGGAATAAACGGTATCATTATTAGTTAAAACAGTGGATCCAATAGAAGTAGTTTTTGAGGGAACAGATCCAATAATGTTAACTGAAGTTCCATCATCACCTTTATCACCTTTTTGTCCAACAACTCCTTGAAATCCTTGAATGCCCTGAGATCCTTGATTACTTAAACCTTGAAGACCTTGAACACCTTGATCACCTTGAAGTCCTTGACTACCTTGTAATCCTTGAGTACCTTGATTACCCTGCAATCCTTGAGTGCCTTGAGTACCCTGCAATCCTTGAGTACCCTGATTACCCTGAAGACCTTGAGAACCCTGTAAACCTTGATTACCTTGAAGACCTTGAGAACCTTGAAGTCCTTGAGTACCTTGTATTCCTTGATCACCTTGAAGTCCTTGTGTTCCCTGAGAACCTTGAGAACCTTGAGAACCTTGTAATCCTTGATTCCCTTGTAATCCTTGAAGTCCTTGAGTACCCTGATCACCCTGTAATCCTTGAGTGCCTTGAGCACCTTGAGAACCTACACCTTGAGTGCCTTGAATACCTTGATCACCCTGAAGACCTTGAGCACCCTGTGCCCCAACACCTTGAGTACCTTGCAATCCTTGAGTACCCTGGGACCCAACACCTTGAGTGCCTTGAAGTCCTTGATCACCTTGAAGTCCTTGAATACCTTGAGAACCTGAACCTTGAATACCCTGAACTCCTTGATCACCTTGCAATCCTTGAAGTCCTTGAGTACCTTGATTACCCTGCAATCCTTGATTACCCTGTAATCCTTGAGTACCTTGATTACCTTGAAGTCCTTGAGTACCTTGGAAATTACTTAATCCTCCTTGAAGACCCCCAGATCCTTGCAGTCCCTGCAATCCTTGCGTTCCTTGGGCACCCTGCGATCCATCAGATCCAATATATCCATCAGCACCACGAGTTCCTTGAGCACCTTGACCTGCATATGCACCAGAAAGTCCTTGGGTTCCTTGAGTGCCTTGTTCTCCTTGAGTACCCTGTGCTCCTTGCCCAGTAAATAAACCATCAAGTCCTCTAGCACCTTGAGAACCCTGTATTCCTTGAGCACCAGAACTACTAGCAACTATTTTTACAGCATTTTCTTGGCCGACCCTAACGGTTGGTTGATTTCCTGAATTTACACGAACCCGTATGTCTGCCATTAGATGATTTCTCTCGCTGATAAATCAAAAAATTCTCCGTTATGTATATTTATTTAAGTACAATTATTCCTTCTCATTTTATATGGATATAGTTCTTTTACTTGGTTCTGTCCAATCCACGATCTTATTTTATTATATCTATTTTCTGAAAAAAATTCTTTTTCAAAGAACCATTCATCCCATTTTTTATGCCCTTTATTATGGTTGCAAGTTTTACAACAAGATACAATATTAGAGGAAATATCAAGACCGCCAAATGCTTGAGGAATTACATGATCTAATGTAATGTCATTTTTAGATCCACAATATGCACATTCATAATCCCACTTTTCTTTTATTGCTTCTCTCCAAATTTTTTTTGCTTTACTTGATGAAGTAGTTTCAAGATTATACAAATAACATTCGGAAGAATGAAACAATTCCATAAAGAATAGATAACTTATACTTATTTATTTAATCTTTAGCAGTATTTTTATAGTTTCTTTTAGAGTTATAAAAATATAATTAAACTCTTCTTTATATGTAATATCAGAATCTCGTGTTAAAACAACTTTAACTTGATGTGCTAAATTTTTCATTTCAAATTGATATTAAAAAGTAAACTATTTTTTTTATTTTGTTAATTCTATTTTCCCACCACTCCAAAATTAATTGTTGCATTTTTTCCAACTCATCTTTATTTTCTAAAAGATTTTTACAAATATTAGATGCTTCTTGCCAACTTTGAGCAAAAATCCAAGGAGGATTTTCTTCATATTTAAATACTAATTCAAATTCTTCTTTAGTTGAAACTAAAACTGGAATAGCACCAGACATAGATGCTTCATACAACCGCATAGTATCTATAGTTGACCATCCTCTACTACAAGGAATAAAAATAGAATCAAGAAAATAGTCAACAAGTTGATCTGGTGAAATGACTTGAGTATCACTCTCTTCCCGAACAATACACTTATTATTTTTAATTTCAGAAAAATAATCAATCAATTCTTGTCTATCTGATTTATAAGTTCCAACGAAACTCCAATTATATTTCCTATCTTTTATAGATTTGATTGACTTATTTTTAATGTCAAATCCATTTTTATATGCAAGTGGTATATGAATAGTGTTTAAAGTATAAAAATAATTTTCATGATGATATTGTCTTAAAAATAATTCACAATAATTTCCCAATTTATTATGAGATTGTAAATCTTCATGTTTAAATTCATCAGATAATTGAATAATTATTTTTGGTTTTGTCTTTAATACACATTCCAATACTTCATCATAAGTTGGCATCCACCCCCAAGGATAATTATTTGGATCTCTAGCACTATAAACAAGAACATCAAAAGTTTCTGTTGAGTTTCTAACATCATCCAAAAACATAAAGTATGGATTTTTATCTACATCCGAAGGAAGAATATCATTCATAATAAAATCATATTCCCAAAGTTGTTCTTTATAATTTCTAGAAAGAAACAATACATTAATAATTTTTTTCATATATCTCATCTCCTATTACAAGAACATCAATATCAGTTGTTGAAAAAATTTCTACTGCACCATTTATTGATCCGCAAATTGGTTTTCCACCACCATTTAAAGAAGTATTTAACAACATAGGAATACCAGTAATTTCATTAAACTCGGATATTAATTTATAGTAAAAATTTAAATCCGAAGAAACAGTTTGAATTCTGCAAGTACCATCCACATGTGTAATTGAAGGAAAAGATTTTTTATTAATTATATCCATTACATAAAGCATATATGGAGACGGTCCAGTCCAATCAAAATACTTTTCAGTTTTTTCTTCCAGAATTGAAGCTCCAAAAGGTCTAAACCATTCCCTACGTTTAACTTTTTTATTTAATATTTCCTTTCCATTTCTTACAGAAGGATCCATTAATATACTACGGTTTCCAAGTGCTCTAGATCCAACTTCACCATTTCCCTGATACCATCCAACAATTTTACCTTCAGATAAAAGTCTTGCGGTTTTAGAAATTGTTTCATCTGAAGGATCAGACTCTGGTTTTTCATCCGATTGCCAATAGGGATATCCAGTGTTATCAAAAGGTTCTTGATCATAATATTGACGAAGAAATTCAACTATTCCTAACGATAACCCTTCATCGTTACAGTGGGGTGGAATATAAAGATTTGGTCTAACTTTTTTAATTTCGGAATTAATAATAGTATTTTGAGCAACTCCTCCACTATAACTTATCACATCATTTTCAGATGTATGAGATTTAAAATAATTAACAAAAATTCTTTCGGTTTCCTCATGGCATGTTCTTATATGATCAAAAAATTCTTGAAATTCCTTTCCAATCTTATCGACCCCATGAACAGAATTATGTATTTTTCTACTCATGTGAGCGCAGTAATTATAATCCCACAATTTTAATAATCCAAATGACTCAAAACTAAATTGGTTATTAATATTTTTTGATCTCCCATATCCTTTCATCGCCATAATCTTTCCGGCATAATCTAATCCCAATCCTTGCATTTCTAAAATTACACCAATTTCGGCAAGAACCATCCCAAGACTTGGGAACTCATTAGAACTACGCCTAACAATTCTTTCATTATTTTTAAATATAGAATGAGACTCCCAATCATCCCCAAATCCATCAAAAACAAAATCAATATCAGTTTTAACACCAAGAGGCCAAGAACTTAATGTATGTGCATAATGATGATTAATTCTAAAAATAGGACAATCAAATCCAAGAAAATTAAAAAAAGGAATATCAATCAATTCATAAATTTTTTCCTCCCTACATTCTATATTTGGATATCTAAAACAATCCATTACTATTCCAATCGCATCAATATCAGATGGAGAAACATCCCACATATCTATTATTTTCTTCCACTGATTTAAATCTTTAAATCCATGATGTTTAATTTGATAATCTCTTTCAGACTTATAATATTTTATTTTTTTCCCATTAGAATATGTGATATTTGAATCATGATCACATACCCTAATACCAATAAATTTCATGTTATTCATGTATTACCATCAATCCATATTTTAAAGCTGTTAATTTGCCACTGCGAATATTGCATTTCACTAGATCTACAAATAATAGAGTTATTTTTTTCAGCATATTCTACTGCGCTTTTAAATTCAAAATCTGGTTGAAATGATAAAGATTTTGCATATCTCCAAAATGGAGTATCATATTTTGATCCATATTGATAATGCCACAAAATAAAATTTTGAATTTTATACATTTCATTTCTGATTTGATTATTACATTTTTCCTTACTTAAATTTTCAAATATGTAAGGTAAACAATTTTCTACAACTGTTAAGTAATAAGCAATTGATGTAGCTTCAAGTGGTTCCAAAAAACACAATCTATTGCCATTTAATATTGTCTTTTCGCCATAAAAACAACTTTTAGCAATATAATTTTCAAATTGAAACTCTATACTTGGTTCAACATCAAACATTTCAACAAAATTATTAGATGCATTTTTTAATTCAGTTATATTACTATTAAATAAATATCCATAAGATACACTATCTTGATTTGGAATTACAAAAGTCCACCCATCAGGAGTTGCTACACATCTTGTATAGTTTAATTTTAAATCTGGTTCAGATTTTTTAGCGAGAATTACATGATTAAGAGGATTAACTAAATTTTCATATAAATCTGGTTTTCTATTATTTTTTCCTCTACAATCAAAAATATAATCAGAATCTATTTCTTTTTCAGGATCAACAATATTTCTTTCAACTATATCAAATAACCCAGACTCCAAAACAGCTTTTGATAATAAGTGAGGAACAAAATGAATTCCAGTAGAATCCATGGGAAACGGATTAAATATTTTTTCTTGTTTTTTACCCCAATTTTCATAAAGAACTCCACTTTTATAAGTTGCCTTTATAATATTATCATTTAAATACCAGTTAATTCCAAGAACTTTAGAAATATAATATGGAAAATTTATAATTGTTCCTTGTCCAACTTTTTCTATCGGCACCGAAGGATCGTAATATATTGTTATTTTATCTATCCCATCAAATGCTTGGTAATACAAACATAATGCTGTAGCACAAGCAGCATTACCAGCACCAACAATTGCAATTTTCTTTTTTCTATTCATGTTTTTTAGCACAAGCACTCCTTGCCCAAGCACGTCTTAAACTATTTACATAAGAACAAGATTTTCCAGATTTTCCGCAATGTGGACATTTTGCATCTGGGGGATCACCAACGTATCCTTCAGGTGTATACATCCTTTTCTTTTTGAGATTCTGTGATTGTTTATGTTTTTTATGGTTCATACAATCACAGGTTTACCAACACCTTGCGGAAGTTTTTCTTTATATGAATTTAATACTTGAATTTGTCCGGCAGGAAGTCCTTGTTGACCAGGAAGTTGCTTATCAGTTGTTGAAGTAATATCAATTACTTGATCCATAATGAAACGATGGCGACTATATGAACGATAATGAGGATCAAATGAAACCATCATAATTGCATCATTAATATCACCACAATGAGCGATGACTCTTCCAGTCCTATTTTCAGTTACTATCCAGTATTCGTTCATTATTTAATTGCTTTTCTTTATTATATGATGGTTCTGGTTTTCTGTAAAGACTAGGCCAAGTATCCCGAATTATTTCTGCAAGTTTATAAGGTGTTTCTGAACTAATCATCTAACGTGATGTCCTCCGAACATGTAACGCATTCCATTTAAAATCTTTGCTCCGAACGATCCGAGATTGCGTGAGTTAAATCTTTCAAATAGTGCAGTAGTAATGACAGGAGCGGGAACCCCCAAGTCCACAGCGGCAGAAACAGTCCAACGACCCTCACCGCTGTCGGATACACCTCCAGAGAACTGTTTAAGCTCACCATCCCTGCGTAACACATCAGCAGTAAGGTCAAGTAACCAAGACCCAACCACACTACCACGACGCCATAACTCAGCCACTTCAGCAACATCAACATCATAACAATAACTCTCTGGGTCTGCCATAGGGGCAACCTCTGCATCTCCTTCTCTGACATATTTGGCACCTGCGTTTGCATTCTTGATGATATTAAATCCTTCAGCATATGCTTGCATAATGCCATATTCGATACCATTATGGACCATCTTTACAAAGTGTCCAGCGCCTGGACCTCCACAATGTAACCAACCGTATTCCGCAGAAGTTACATCAGATGTTGGATCCGTTCTATGGCAGGAGTGAATATCTGGGGAGAGGGCAGAGAATATCTTTGCACAAGTGGCGACTGCAGTATCTCCACCTCCAACCATAAGACAGTATCCACGATCCAAACCATAAACACCACCACTAGTGCCGCAATCAATATACTGGATGCCCTGCTTTGCAAGTCGTTCTGCTCTCTTCCGACTGTCCTTAAAATTGCTATTGCCATGATCAATAATAATATCTCCTTCACCACAATATCGTAGTAACTCATTAATCGTCTCCTCTACTGTTTCAGCAGGAACAACCATTTGAAAAATGCCTGGTTGTTGACCACCTTTATGATTTTGTTTAACTACTTTAACAAGATTTTCAATAGTAGTTGCAATTCCATCCACATATCCCTTTTCATATGCTTCGTTTGCTTTCTCATAATTCCTCCGATAACCCCAGACTTCTATTCCTGCTTTCATCATACGACGGGACATTCCTTCGCCCATTCGCCCTAGTCCAATTAATCCTACTTTCATTTAACCCTCCCAAGATTCATATTCTTCTCTAAAATACCTATCAACCTTATTTAAATCATCAAGATGAATATCACAAGTATAGTTATGATCGTCACACCATTGTAAAGCAAATGCATGAAATCTTTCGTGCCCTTTTATTGCAGGAACCCCATAAATTCTAGCAAAAGAAGACATCACAAAATTCCAGCACTGATGTTCCGATTTCATTTTTGATTTTTAATAACCTCTTCCCAATCTTTCTGAAAGAGTTCTAGACCCTTATCAGTCATAATATTCTTATACATTCCCCAGAATACAATAGGAGGGATTGTAACGACATCTGCACCAGCAAGAGCAGACTGTTCTACCTGTCTTACATCACGAAGAGATGCTGCAAGAATTTCTGTTTGTGAAAATGAATGATCAAATGCCTTACGAATGTTCTTGATGAGTTCAATTCCATCAATAGAATTGTCCATCCAACGTCCAACAAATGGTGAGATGAATGTTGCTCCTGCCTTTGATGCAAGAATTGCCTGTGCTACAGAAAACACTAATGTTACATTAACTTGTATTCCTTTATCAGTTAGAAACTTACAAGCCTTAAGTCCTTCTACGGTACAAGGAACTTTAATTGTAACTGCTGGTGCGATTGAATAAAATTGTTGTGCCTGTGAAAGCATTTCCTCTGAAGTTTCAGCAACAACCTCTGCAGAAATACTTTTTAAGTTTTTAAAATCCGTTGCAATCTCTTGAATGACTTCTATAAGTTGCCTTCCACTCTTAAGAATTAAAGATGGATTTGTAGTGACTCCATCTAATAGTCCAGTCTCATATGCTGGACTAATCATTGAAACATCTGCTGTATCTAAAAAGATCTTCATAAAAAAGTAAGAACTCATCACTAATTATAATGAGTTCTTACTGATGTGTTAGATTTTGTTATGAATTGAAGACATAATAAAAAAGACCCCGAAGGATCCTTTGCACGACAATGATTTATTTATCAACCGATGGTAGGAGCGGTGAGAGCAACGGGAGTTGACTCAGCAGCAGCAAGATCCAACGGAAAATTGTGGGCGTTACGTTCATGCATAACTTCCATACCCAGACCACCACGATTCAGAATGTCTGCCCATGTATTAATTACATGACCCTGACTATCTTGAATTGACTGGTTAAAGTTGAAACCATTCAAGTTAAAAGCCATCGTAGAAACACCAAGAGCGGTGAACCAGATGCCAACTACAGGCCAAGCAGCAAGGAAGAAGTGAAGACTACGGGAGTTATTGAAGGAAGCATATTGGAAAATAAGGCGACCAAAATAACCATGAGCAGCTACAATGTTGTAGGTCTCTTCTTCTTGTCCAAACTTGTATCCGTAGTTCTGTGACTCATTTTCTGTCGTCTCACGTACAAGACTAGAGGTGACAAGAGATCCGTGCATAGCAGAGAAAAGAGAACCACCGAAGACACCAGCAACTCCCAGCATATGGAAAGGGTGCATAAGAATGTTGTGTTCCGCCTGGAAAACAAGCATGTAGTTGAAAGTTCCTGAAATCCCCAGAGGCATCGCATCAGAGAAGGATCCTTGACCGAAGGGATAGACCAGGAACACTGCACTAGCAGCAGCAACGGGTGCAGAGTAGGCAACACAAATCCAAGGACGCATACCAAGTCGGTAAGAAAGTTCCCATTCGCGACCCATGTAGGCATAGATACCAATCAGAAAGTGGAATACGACCAGTTGGAACGGTCCACCATTATATAGCCACTCATCGAGAGAAGCAGCTTCCCAGATGGGGTAGAAGTGTAGACCGATAGCATTGCTAGAAGGAACAACAGCACCAGAGATGATGTTGTTTCCGTACATGAGTGAACCAGCAACGGGTTCACGAATACCATCAATGTCCACAGGGGGAGCACCGATGAATGCGATGATGAAACAAGTAGCAGCAGCAAGCAGCGTTGGAATCATCAGAACACCGAACCAACCAACATAAAGGCGGTTATCGGTTGAAGTTACCCACTGGCAAAATTGTTCCCAGAGGTTTTCGCCAGAACGGCGTGAAGCGATTGAAGCAGTCATTTGTTAAAAGGGTAAGTAAAAGTCCAGGGGGGTCTGGATGGTTACGGTATTCCCCACAACACCCTCCATTGTGGGTATGAGAGACGTAATTTATACTCCCCATAGGTCTCGGTTAATGGGAGTTACAAAACATTAGAAAGTGTTACATTCCTTAACGTTGTTGATGTATTTATCATAGCACCAGGGCACTTGAAGTGTCAAGCCCTATACAGAAACTTATTGCTAAATAGCTGTAGTGTTTATCACAATATAAGAAAATGAAAAGACTTCTATTAGCCTTTTCGTTATTCTTCGCAATCCCAGTTAATGCTGCTGAAATCACATCAAGAATCACTGACTCTGTACAATTGAAAGTTGATGGTGCTGCAGTTCAATCAACCCGAATCGGTGCTTCATATTCAGCGTCGGGAACCAATATCCAATCCACATCCTTTGGTGGTGTAGGTGGTGCTGGAACCTATGATATTAATACTCCAGGTCAAGCATTCACTTTCTCTGAAAGTTTTAATGCTGCAGATACTCCCGTAACAACCCAAACAGTCACTAATGGTGTTATTGGAACACCAAATCTCTATGGAGATAGTGTAACTCAAGTTGGTGGTGAAAAAGGAACTCTCGCAGGAACCTTATCCCCAACTGGTGTTCCTACTGTTACTGCTGGTGGTGCAGGAACAACCGCAACAGGTCAACGTAGTATTGAATTAAGCGTATTCAAATGAAAAATATCCTAGCAGGTTTATTCCTGCTAGGGTTTTCTTGCCCTGCCCTAGCAGAATCCGTTGTGCCTAACTTTACCAGAGGCACAATCAATGCAACTACAGAATCAACTACAAGAGTTATAGAAACAATTCGCCAAGTTGAATATACAACTGGCACATCATATACTGTGACTGGAACTAATATTAACATTCCTGGCACTCCTCAACAGGGAGCAAACTACAGTATTATGACTCAAGGTGCTCCATTCCAGTTCAGTGAAACCTATCTCGGGCCTGGAGTGGCTAAAGAAACATGGATAGATCGCACTACAGAAACTCAATCAACCACTACATCAATCTCTGTCTTTACGCAATAATTTCAACTGGAACTGCATTCGCACAAAGCACTCCAGCACCAAGTAATACGAATATTGCAGGACCTTCAGCATCTGCTACTGGTAATGTAACTAACCAAGCAGTTCAGGTATTACAAGGTCCATATGCAGTAAATACTTATGGTGGTGGAGTTAGTTGTCAAGGAGCAACATTTTCAGTTTCTCCATTTTTAATGCACAGTGGCAATAATAGTGATGATCCAGAAAGTTTTGCTTCTCGCAATGGTAACTGGGGAATTTCTGCTGGTCTTAATATTCCATTAGATGGAAATCTAATGGAATTATGTAAAAAAAGAGCAGCAACTGAAATTGCCAGACAACAAGTAGAAACTGATAAGGCAAGATTGGATTTTGAACTCGTAAGATTATTAAAATGTGGTGAAGCATATAAGAATGGAGTAATGTTCCATCCAGAAAGTCCTTACTACAAAGTTTGTGCAGATGTTGTTGTGAAATATCCACGAGTTGAGGACGTAGTAAATGGAACCAATAAAACCAATTGATAATTCTAGTTTAAGACCTATAATCGGAAATAATCCGATTAATGTTCCAAATTCAAACATCAGTAAAATTGCTGGTCCCTCTGTAATTTCTACTATAGAGAAACCAGCAATTCGTGATGTTGAAGCACCAGTTGTTCGTGGGTTAGAAGTTCCTATTGTTGATGTGCCAAATACAAGAATACCGTATCCAGTCATTAATGTTCCAACTCAAGCAGAGTTTGATGCTGCAGTAAAAGCAGAAAGAGAAAAACAAAAACAGGAAGAAAAACCAAAAGAAAGAGGATTACCAGATACTAAACCACCAGAGATACCACAACAACTTATACAGAGCGTACAAGTTCCAGTACAATCTGTACAAGCAGAGATACCAGCAGACAAACCTACTACTCCAACCTTTACTATAAATGGAATCGATATTAATTTACCTGACCCTTCTCTTGTTGCTACGGCTGGTGCTGTCGCAGTAGTCACAACTGCTGCCACAATAGCATCAACAACAGTTCTGAATGCTCTGAAGAATGCAGCAGAACCCCTTATAAAAGAAGCAACAAAGAATAAGTTTAAAATTAAAATCAAACAAGTTAAACCAGTTCTACATTATGTCCTAGCAGAAGGTGGGCATGTAGATGTTTTTGAATACTCAGCAGAAGGAACTCGTTTAGTAGAGCAAGTTGATAATGTAGAACAATATATCCGTGACCAAGTTGAAATCAATGCTCTCTATGAGATTGATAATAAAATTATTATTGACGATGTAATCAAAGATAAGTTCACAAAAGAAGGCAAAGAAAGATTTAAGTCTCTCTTTGCCCCTGCTAAAAAAATTGCTAAAAAATTATCATCTAAGTTTTCAATCTGAAGTAAATTTAGAAATAATCCACACAACAATCATTGCTGGCAATTGAACTAAAACGTTATAAAAAATTTCTAGAAAGATATTATCCTTCTCTTCTTTACGTTTATCCTTTGCTGGTGCCGTGGTCATTGTGTAACACCTTAAACAAATCTTTACTATTTAACAAAGAAACATCAAATTGTAAAGATTTTTTGCTACCTTTTCGTGCGGGTCTCCTAACAAAACGAAATACTTCTGGTGGTTGTTTCTTAGGAATAGGTCTTCTATTCTCAAGCATTATACCATCATTGGTTAATAATCTTAAAACTATTAATGCATCTAAGATAAAAAGTTTCATTTCTTATTCTTTAACTTAAAAGCAGCATCACCAAGAAAAGAACCAACTGCAAGAATGAGAACTTTGGAATAGGCATCACGACTTGTACTCTCTAGTTCTACTTGCCCCTCTGTTCTAATCGCAACAGACTCAACAGCAGAAATCATCAATGCAGCCCAGATAATGATGAATAGTCTAACAATATTAAAGTAAATCACTTTTTCCTTTTTGCTAAAAGTTCATCAAAGTTCTTTTTCTTTGTTCCACCATCATAATTCCAAGCATATCCTTCAACAATCATCTGATTATTCAGAGAAGTCTCTTCGCCATTGATAAACAAGTGACCTATAATTCTCCCATATTTCTCTGTGGAATCTGGAAGTTCGGTCTTGATAAGAATGTCTTTTGCATTCTCACAACGCTTCTTCAACCAATCTTTTGATTCAAGTCCGTATTTCTTTTCGTTCGCGTCAGATGTTCGACTTTCTGGGGTATCAATACCAGCAAGGCGAATCCGTTTAGTAAGAGATATATCGAACCCCAAATCAATATCAGCGTCAATAGTGTCTCCATCGACTACCTTATGGATTGAGCGAATACGATATATGTATGGATCTTGGTTTGACATTAGAAAGGAAACTTAATACTCCCATTATTTAGTTTAGGGATAGGTAGTTTCTCAAATGCTTTGTTAACCTGCTTCTCTACAACAGTACCAACAAATGCTTCTGGATTATCTAAGATTTTCTGTGCCTTTTGGTAAGTCAGGTATGCCCCCACACCAATTGCAGCACTAATGCTCAGACTTGTGATTGATAGAATCAGACTTAAATGTTTCATCTTTCATCTCCTCGTTTGCTAACTTTAATATGTAGTAAATGATATATGCGGTGAAGGCAAGACCGCAAGACAATAATATTACAACTCCCCAGGGAAACTGATCCATCAATACTTACCTTCCGTACAATACTCTACTTTTTTATTTGGATAATATGGATACTTTCCTTCCTGTGGTTTCATATATCCACAACCAATCAACCAATCCATAGTCATTGGTGTTGGGCGAATTTGATCCCATAAAGGACCTTTCGCACACATCTCTAACTTTTCAGCAGTTACATTTGATTGTTCTTCTGCCCAGTTTGCATCTGCCTCCCAAGGAACAGCACGACTTTGCATCATTGACTCATAAGTAAGTCTTGTTTGCTTCATTATCCAAGCAGGAATTTCACTATCCTGATGAACTTGTGCCATGAAAGATGTTTTCAATCCACCACCCATACAATCCTGAACAACATGCCAACCTTCGTGACGAAGTGTTCCTAAAAATTCTCTTGGATCTTTGAGAAGAGTTTCATTAATAAAGAAACGATTATAGTTTGGTTTATATAACCCTACCGTTCTTGGAGTAAAATATCTCTCTGGTGCGACGTAAACAGGAACTTCTAGTTTATTAAGAGAAGTTACTATCCTTACAATTTCTTCTCTAAATGGATCAAAGTCTTGGTTTTTTAAGAATTGAGATTCTTCTGATAATTTTTCAATACCCTCGGTACATTCCAAAAGTATCATACAACCCATTGCCTCTAAACTGTAAGGTCTTACTGTTGGTTGTTTGGGTTCAAGTGATGCAGCAATTGCTGGAAATGATAAGGTTAGTGATAAACCGATTGCTGTTAGGATTTTTTTCATTCATCCCACCATCCTTCTTGTTTGTGAATCCAGACTTTCAAATCCTTGACATACTTTCTCAACATCTGGGCCTGTTCTTCATGCCAAAAATCACCCGTCTCCATATGAAGACGAGTGTGATTATCTATGGCTTTGAGTATATTGTGGATTGGAGCGTTCCAACACTCCCTCTTTGGAGTGTTCCATTCTCTTGGCATTTGTATTCAACAGTATAAAGTTGTCCTTTATGAATAAAATCAATTTGACATAAATTAGGTCCGATTATAATATTACCAGCAATTAAAATTTCCAGTAACATTACTTTTTCTTACCTCCATTTTTTGCCTTTTTGGCAGTTGCATTTCCAGAATTCTGCTTTTTATTATTAGCAGATCCTTTTTTACCTTTGTTAGCAGATTTTGCCATTAGAGATCTCCTCTTGAATAGGGTTTTTCTTCATCGACTTTTGCTTCTAAAGCTTCAACTCTTTCTTCAAGAGAAGTTTCTTCTTTATAACCAGTTTGAACTAATGGTTCTTCAACAGTTGTTTCTTCAACTACTGCCTCTACTACTGGTTCAACTACTGCTTCGGAAGCAGTAGTTGGAGGTGTTTCTACAAACTCCTCTCTTTTTGCTTCAGACTTTTTTTCGTCATCATCATCTCCACCTTTCTTCATAGTATTAATTCCAAATGTTGCGGCAGATGCAGTAAATACTGTTGCTATAAACGTTGGGTCCATTTTAGCAAGAGCCCCAGCATAACTTGCCGTAAGAAGTGCGGCAGACCAACCCAAAATCGCAATACGAATAATTTGGCTCATACAAGCTTCTCTTTTCTTTTGAGGGTCCATTTTAGTGAGTTTGTAGGGTTAACCTTTTTTCCAAGCTTCACCTTCTGCCTTTCTTCTACGTGCTAAACCTGCTTCTACGTTAGATCCAGGATTGCGATAGAGATATAAAGCATCTGGAACTAAGTCCCATTCTTTATTCTTCAAGCGTTTAGTAATAGTGTTAAAGTTATCACCACCGTAGAAACCAGCACCAAGATTATAAGCGAAGCTGAGCAAAGCGCCTCTTTTTCCATCTGACATTTCTCCCCAATGTGGAATTTTTCGAAGTGCAGGAAGAAACTGATTCTTACACTGGGTAATTAGCAATTCATCTGCTTCTGATTGAGTGATACTATCGCCCATTTGGAATGGTTGTCCATTCTTATCTCTAGTAGATCCCCAACCGATTGTGATTGGAAGTCCACCAGTTAGAGGGTCAGGATATGCATTTAAGTGGCATCCTTCAAATTCTTTAATTAATTTAATACCCATTTGTGGAACATCATCACCACCTACAGGTGCAGGTGAAGAAGATGCTGCAGGAGCAGAAGCAGAATCTGATGTAGATGCTGCTGCAGCATTACCCTTTTTTCCCCTATAAATCTCCGCCCAATCAATATTATCTTCAAGATATTTGACTGGTAAATTATCTTCTAACCACTGAACTGCCTTTACATGATTAGGATTTTTTTCATCATAAAATTTAAAAAAGTTATGAAGATCAATTCTTGCCATTTTTACCTCCAAAGTATTTTAGATAGAGTTCGTTTGCTTCAACATGCTTTCCATTATTTGTAAGTTCTTTGATGACTTTAAGCATCTTTGCTTTAAATTTAATCGAATATTCTTCCCCAGCCATCATTACCTCCTGGACACCAACGGTGCTTAAGAACTGCTTTGGTGTAAATAGTTTTTTTACCGTTAGTTACAGGACCAGTATAGTTATCATTCAGAGAACCATATGGATCGTTTACATAGTATCCTTTACCATCTGGAGTCTTACCGATGACTACACACATATGTCCACCAGTAGGGTTAGATAAAGAACCGCGATGCAAGATACCAATAACAACAGGTTTCCCAGCATCAAGACTCTTATCAATATCAGCAAAAGAAAGATTATAACTGAAGTGTGACTTTACGCCATATCCAGCAAGAACTTTAGTTTGAACTGCATGGTCGGTTGTATCACCAATCGCAAATACTTTTTTAACATATTCATCATCACCTTTGATGCTTCCTGGCTTGAGGAAAGCAAGGCACATAGCACATGATGAACTATTACAAGTTCTATGTGCATCTCTGTAGTTGTCTACTTGATTGAAATATGGAACTGCTAGAACTTCTGGTGTAGGTGGTTTAGTTCTAAAAATTCCAATCCATTCTGTTTCTGAATCGTCAAGAAATTGAGCAGGAAGATTATCTTCCAACCACTGAACTGCTGCCACATGGTTCACATTACCATCATCATAATATTTGAAAAAATTATGAAGATCTAATGTCATGCCTTTCTCCCGAATGCAACTAAAGTATTTATTAATATGAGTATTCTTCAATCTTATCCAATACCTTATTAAGGTATTGGTGTGCTAACCATTTTGGATCATATCCAGATTTATTCATCCATTCATTATCCAAATCCCTTTTCATTTTAAGAACTTCACATTTAATAATTTCTTTAGTCAGTTGACAACGTGGCATAAACATAAAAAAACTCTGCTGCCTATTTAGCAACAGAGTTAAATATTATTACTTATTGTTTCAAACAGTAGCAGGCACTTTTACATTTTCCGAAACATATTCAAGGACTTTATCTGGAGTTGTTTCTTCATATGGATCAACATCAGAATTATCACGCAAACCTTCTTCAATAAAAAGTTTTTCGATAATTCCATTATCTACAATTGCAGCGTAACGCCAAGAGCGATTACCAAAACCAAGATTAGACTTATTAACAAGCATTCCCATGGAGCGTGTAAAATATGCATTTCCATCTGGAATAAGAGTTACTTTCTCAATATTCTGGTCTTTAGCCCAGGCGTTCATCACAAACCCATCATTAACAGAGATGCAGTAAATATCGTCGATGCCAAGACCAATAAAGTCGTCGTATCTCTCTTCGAATCCAGGTAACTGATAGGCACTGCAAGTAGGAGTGAAAGCACCAGGCAAACTAAAAATGACCACACGCTTTCCATTAAAAAGTTCTGATGATGTGCGATTTACAAACTCTCCATTTTCCCTGAACAAAAATTGAACTTCAGGTACTTGATATCCTTCTTTACGCATATTGACTTCCATCAGAAAATACCAGGAATAATTTGTCCAGTAACCAGATAAGCACCAACTCCAGCAACGAAACCAATCATAGCCAGACGTGCGTTGAGGATCTCTGCCTCAGGGGTAAAACCGAATTTTTTCATTTTGTTTCTCCTTGATAAGGGTGTTGTTGTTTAAGTTCTGGGTTTGGATTACAAACCATTTTTTCTTTTATAGGTTTAATAACGATAAACTTATCATTTTTAAGAGTGCCTGCAATCTTGACTTCTAGTTCTACATCTCGATCCCAGGCACCACTATCAATCAACTCTTGAAGGACAAGGTTAAATTGCCCTAACATATTAGCACTCACAGATTTTCTTCTTGTTCGGTAAGGATTACACAATCGCTAGTAGGATATGCCACACAAGTGAGTACCCAACCTTCAGCAATCTGGTCATCATCAAGGAACGATTGCTCCTCGTTGTCCACGGTGCCGCTAATCAGTTTACCAGCACAAGCAGAGCAAGCACCAGCTTTACATGAAGAAGGAAGATCTACTCCTGCCTCTTCAGCAGCTTCAAGAATGTATTGGTCATCGGGACACTGAATAGTAGTTTCAGTGCCATCAGGAGATTGAAGGGTAACGTTATAGGTTGCCATTAGTAAGTTTCACAAAGTTTTTCTACGGATGCTGCCAACAGTACGAAGAAGGCAACACTAGTAATTGTAAACGTAAATTCTGCCATTGTCAATCAATTATCAGAAGATGCCGAAAAAGAGTTTGCCAGTGAGAGCATAAGAAAGAGCCCCAGCAACAATACCGACCATTGCCCAGCGTCCATTGTACATCTCCGTAGTTTGCATAGGAGTCATAAGACCCTTGCGATTGTATTCTTGATAAACCATTTCAGGTTCTTTGGCCCACATATTTTGTTGGCCATACTCATTGGTCGTTACAGTCATCGTAGTTTTGTAAAGAACTGTTACAGAATTATATAGCAAAAAGAAAGGGGTGTCAAGCACCCCTTTGTTACGGTTTTCACACATTATAAGTATAAATGCTTACTATTTTCCTTCCCAACCTGGAGGAAGTGTTCCAAAATAAGGATCATAATCAAAAATAGAATTCCAATCCGTAACGTCAGATGATTCATTTTTCCAAAATTGCCATAGACCATCGTAACTAGATCTGTGAAAAACATCTATATGATCTTTATGAATAGAAGAACCCAATTCAATTTTATACATGAATAGAGGAATTGAAAAAGTATTTCCAGAATTATAAATTAAATCGTCAGCAACCGCACGAGGTTTAACTCCATTATCTAACTTATACTTATCATCCCTACAGTGAAGATTAACTAATTTTTGTGCATGATGTCGTGTAATTAAATAACATGCAGTTGAAAAATCGTTAACAAATCTTCTATGCAATTTCATATGAATTTGAGCCGGATTAATTATTGCTAATTGAATAACATCATAATCATATGGAATTTTAGAATAAAAATCTTTCCAAGAAAATGACCAGTGCTTAACAGTGTCCAAATCACAATCATCTTCCATTATTAATACACATGGATCATTAGAATTTTCTAAGAAATGTTTTAAGCATTTTAGATGAGAGGTAACACACCCAACTTCACCAGAGTTCATCATAGATGGATATCTACCTTTAATAATATCACTTAGATCATCATCACGCCCATCGTATGCAGAAATACGAGTATATTTCTCAACCTCCCAATATTTAAATTGGTCCTCCATATACTTTGCTCTCTCTGGTTGATCATCCAGATTAATATAATAAATTTCAGGGAGACCTTTGAGTTTATATGCTGCTTTATTTTTATCCATCTTTTCTTAAAAACAACTTATCATTATAATTTGGATCATAATTTAATGGTTCTGGAATAATAACTTTTGCTTTGCATCCACCAAACCACCAAGCACACTCGGTAAATGTACTACACCATGTTCCAATAATTGTACTACACTTTGACAACAATAAACAATCTATAAAACCATCCACAACAAGTTGAATATCACTATAATGCTGATCATAAGGATTAATATTCATCAAAGCCATATTATGAAGTTTTTGTGGATGAAAGATAATTCTATCTCCATATTTGTTAGTAAAATGTTTTATAGTATCTGGACTATCACTACATAAAAATATTTTTAAATCGTTTGGAAGTTTTTCAATTTGCTCTTCGAATAAAGAATTATGATGCCATAAACTCCTATCTCCACCAGACCACCATGTTCTAATATGAACTCCTAAAACTTCATTGTCCCAGTCTTCAACAAAATCATTAACATATTCCAATATATCAGGATTAATTTTTAAATTTTCAATAATTTTCAAATACTTGTCTATAAAATATTGTGGGGTCTTTTCATATAAAAGATCTATAGTTTTGTATTCATCAATATACTTTTCTTCTTCTGGAAGAACTTTTAATCTCCAATCAATTATTGGATTTATAGTATTATCAGTAAATTTAATATCTGGAAATATGTAAGCATCTGATGCCGATTCGGTATAAATTTCATCATGAAAAGGAACTGCGCTCCACATAGTTTTTATCCTATTAGACAATCCGCACTGCTTAAGTATAGTTACCATATTTTTTCAATCATTGTAAAAATTTGTTTTAATTATTTTTTTTCTAGGCAAAAATAAATTGTATCCTGACAAGGTCTTACTACAGATTTAAAAATAAATCCATAAATATTTCCTTGAGTTACACCATTTTCACACAATTTAAATCCAGTATTGTCAAATTTTTCAATCCACCATTCTGCAGGTTTATTAGTTACATGTAAATCAATTTGAGTACCATCTGGTTGAGTATGAATACTTGTAACAATTGAAATACCAAACAAACAAATTGCCTCTTCTTTCATATGATTTTTAATATTTTGAAGTAAACAATCAATATCTTGCTCTGGTATATGTTCAAAAACTTCTTCAGAATGAATAAAATCAAAATTTAAGCGAGATCCATTATTTAATATTTCAAATGGTTTTCCAATATCACAAAGAAATAAATTTTTATTATAGTATTTTTTCCAATTTACCTTTCCTGCACCAGAAATTGCAGTACTGCTGCCTTCAAGTCCTACACCAATATCTCCCTGATTAATAAAATCACAAATAAATTTACCACCAGCACATCCCAAATCCAAAACAGATATTTGATTATTAATTCCAAAATATTCGCTAACTTCAGAAATAAGTTCTAAAGAACTAAAATTATCATTTACAGATCCTAGTGGATACAAATGATCTAATGATTCAAAAGCTCCTGGATATTCAGTTTTAACTTCAATATTTACATTACTCATGGATAAAATCTCCTATAATTTGATTAAAAATTTGTGCCTTTAGTTTTAAAGGATCTTCTTTAGTTTTCCAACTAGTTTGAGTGTGCCAGTTAGTTCCAGCACGATAATGAAGAAAAGTTCCGTTCAAGTGCAATTCAAAATTGTACCCATCTTCAGGTTTACACCACATATCAGAAGTTAATAATACTGGAATTTCAACTCCATTATATTTGGATGGATACTCTGGATAGTCTTCACCGTCAGTTCCACTATCATTAATCCTTTTAAAATTAATATTATACTTTTTAAAATAAGGATACAAGTGTCCACCAATATCAGTAAGTTGACCCTCAATATCACCATCGGAGAAATTGAGATCTGTATCAATCTCTGAAATTTTTTCCATGTTAAAGAACATAAGTCCATTCCAAATATATCTTACATGTCCCCTAACTTGAAGATGACCAGCAATAATTTCACCATTCATATATTCTTCAAGAGAAAAATCATCCAACAAGAACATGTCAGAGTCACAAAATAAAATCAAATCTTTTGAATGATTTTGCTTAATAAGATTATCATAAGTCCACTGAATAGTTTCAGTGGCATGGCGAGCACCTGCTAAAGGATTATCAAACTTTTTACTTTCACTCTGCGGTTTACGATAATAATGAATTGAGTACTTTTCACAAATAGTTTTAAACTCTTGAGAAATATTTTCATCCATAGAGTCATCAACAACATGAAATTGATACTCTTCTTTCAAAAATTTTTTGAATAATTTATCTTGTATTTCTACAAAATCAGGACGATTAACTACTGTTGTAAAGATTTGAACAGTCATATCAAAGTTGCTCCTTAATCCAGTCTTCAACCTTAACGGTAGGTTCCCAACCAAAGGTCTTACGAAGTTTTTGATTATTAGCAAGACTTACTCGTGCTTCACCTGGACGTGGGGGAATATTAACTGTTGGGTGATCAATCATTCTGGCAATTTGATTGATTGAATAATTGACACCATTACCAACATTATAAAGTTGTCCAAATGCATCAGAGTCAACTTCTGTAGTTGCAGCAAGGATATTTGCGTTTACAACATCACCAACATAGGTAAAATCCCTGCGCTGGTTTCCATCGGCAACAATCGTCAGAGGTTCTCCAGCAGCACGTTGGCGAAGGAAGATACCAATTACAGGAGCATATTGACCGCGAAGAGGTTGGCGCTCACCATAAACATTAAAATACCTGAAAGAAATCGTAGGGAGACCATACAAACTTGTATACATTTTACAAAGTTTTTCACCATTGACTTTAGAAACCGAGTATGGATTTAAACAATCATCTGGTTGTGTTTCTACATTTGGAGATTGATTCATTCCATATCCAGAAGAAGTAGAAGAATACATCACACGCTTTACGCCCGCCTCACGAGAACACTGAAGAACCGTACAGGTTCCAACAGAATTAAGACTCACTGCTTCAATCGGATTTTCAATTGCGGGTTGAATTCTAGACTCTGCTGCAAGATGAAATACAAAATCTACTCCATCATAAAGAGGTCGGGTATTCGCGTAATCACGAATATCATACTTATAGTTTTGTGCTTTATCGTTCCAATAGAACTGCTCATTAGACTCGGCACTTTCATTATCAATAACTACAACTTCATGTCCAAGTTCAACCAGTTTATCGACAAGATTTGATCCAATAAAACCTGCACCACCTGTCACTAATGCTTTCATTTTTTTACCTCCAAGATTTAACAATTTTTCTTTTTAATTCAGTAGTCGAATAATCATGACTTCTATCAACAAAAACAATTTTTATATCAACGTCTTTGCCAGTATAAGATTCATCCCTATAGTCATCACCTAAAAATCTAATATCATAGTCTTTGAGATAAGATAAAAATGTATCTTCTGCTTGATAAACTACAATATCGTCAATATATTTAATAGATCTCAAAATCTCCTTTCTGTCTTCTAAAGATTGAACAGGAGGAAGTTTGTTTGGTCGTGCCCAAGAAGGATCTTCATGAAGAGCAACAGTAAGGTGATTGCAGTATTCCCTACACTCTTCAAACATCCTAATATATCCAGGATGAATAAGATCAAATGCTCCAGCAACAATACCTTTAACTTTTGGTTGACTTGCCGCCCAGTCTACGGCATTAACTGCCTTATCATCAATAAAAATATCTGCAGTTGGTTTACAGAACATGGGGAATAGTTCATGATACTTATATCCCCATTCTGCTAACTGAGTTTTGGTTAATTCTGTGTGATCTATACCAGATCCTTTACCTCTTGCGGTTTGCAAAATAATATAGTTTCCTTCATCATACAAACGATTAACTTGCTCAACCATAAAACCATACGGTCTGGCATTCAAATAATCTGGTTTACCCTTTTCATTATTTGGAGTATGACAAAGAGTTCCGTCAATATCAAAGCAATATCTCATACAACTCCATGAAGAAAAATTTGATGAACACACTCAACAACACCATAATCATCACTACTTATGTAGTAGTTCCATAGAGCGTTCGTTGCTCTGGTACGAATACTATTATCTGGACTAAATCCAGTTAATACCCCATAATTCACTTTGTTAATTTCACACCACTCTAGACAGTTTAGCATATTTTTTGACTCACCACCAGAGCTCATAATTACCACAAGAGTATTATCTTCAACATAATATTCTAAAAACTTTTGATATGCATTCTCATATCCAAAGTCATTTGTTAACATCGTTAGCATAGAAGGATCGGAAAGAATAGAAACTTTCTTACCATGAAACTTCATATAATCTTGAGAGATATGAGAGGCAACTGAATTGCTGCCACCATTTCCTAGAACAATAATTCTAGGATATTTCCTAAATGCTTCTTGAAATTTTTCAAACTCATTACCCATATGGGCAGATTGAAGAGCATCAATATATTCCGTAAAAGGGTTCATAATTTATGTCCTACTACTCCGTTTGGTTCTACATCTATTTTAATTGATTTATACGGAATTTTCAAGGTATCTGGTTCCGAGAATACAAGAAAGAAACCACCATTTCCAGCACCACAAAGTTTATGAGCAATCACTTCTTTACTATCGGTAAGAACTTTATCAATATTCTTTATTTCCTCATTTTCCGTAATCAATGAACTTGTTGCCTTTTTCTGTTCCCATCCGTAATTTAACAAATCCAAAAACTTAATATAATCCTTTGATCTTAAAGCACCATAAGCATCATCTACAGTTTTTAACAAAGGCAAAGACTTATCAATATTTGCAGTTACATCTTGAAGAACATTTTTGGAATTTCTTGTTACACCAGTAAAAACCAAATGGGCATCATAGTTCTTGAACAAATCTGTAGATAAGAAATTATATTTAATGATGCCACCTTTTTCAAAATCAATCTTTTTAAATCCACCAATACCACATCCATAAGGATCTTGATATCCACAGTAAGGATTCATCTCTTGCTCCAATTGAAGAGCAAGTTCACAGATTTCAATATCAGTTAAATGCAAGTCTTTAAACATAGAAATACACTTAATCAGAGCAATAATATAAGATGATGATGAAGCAAGACCACTACCCTGCGAATATGCATCACTAGTCATACTCACAGTTAAAGGAAAACATCCAAAGTAGTTTAGAACAATCCGAACCAACTCATTCTTAATATCACCAATATATTCAGTTTCTTCTCTTTTGGAATAGTTTACAATATACTTTCTTCCTTGCATATTGTATCCCAACTTATCCTCATGGAGACTGATATAAGTTTTAAGATTGCAACTAAAACTAATTACGGAACCAAACCCATACTTTTCAACAAAGTACGGGTTATCTGTAGATCCTCCAAATAAAGAAACTCGAAGAGGGCAAGAAGCAATATACATCAGTTAATTCTTTCTGGTAAAAACAGTTGTGGAATGTATGATAAACACTCTAATGATTGTTGAGTAGAAAGTTTTTCATATGTTACTTTTTGATTTCCATCAGAACTGGTCTGATAAAAGTATGGATCATCTAAAGCATAAATGTTAAAAAATCTTTGAACTTCCGCAATCTGAACATCATAATAACTTTCAATCACATATCCAGCATGATGACAGCAACGCCTTGCCATCTCAACCCATTCTCCAGAAAGATATACAATTGCATGTCCACTTAACATATTATAAACGCGAAGAAGATTATCATCAACTTGCTCCCACTGAACAAATGGACCAGAGTGTCCATTCATTCTTCCCCATCCAGAAATACCAAGATAAAGAGCATCGGCATCATCTGGAACTTCTATAATCGGATCCCACCTTTTAACATCAATATCATCTTCAATTAAAACAAAAGGTCCCTCTGTAATCTGATGTAAAAAATCACTTACGGTTCTGGCACATCCAGCAAATCCATTACTATGAGGAACAGCATTAATCCTATTAATACTTTTGATACCAAGTGCTTTTAAATGATTTTCTGTTTTTTCTTTTCTTTCTACTGCATTTTCAAGATTAATGTAATAGAAAGGTATTTCCCTAAGATCTAAGTTCATCTTTATTTCTCCTCAAAGCAATAATCTTGGGTTCATGTGGATAATCAGTCCCATAAAATTCTTCAGCAAAACAATAAGATGGTGTTAATGATAATGTAGGAGGATTATCGATCATATATCGGTTCATATGACTTTCATCATGCCATAAAGCGATTACATCTTTTTCCAAATCTTTATTAACTCTATCAGCAATCACTTCAGACATTTCAATAAAAGATTTGGTAGATCCACCATTAAATCCACCAGCATAATAATTTTTACCTTCACCCAAAGGAACATATGCTAAAGACTTTGGATTTCTATCATAAGACATTTTCTCAATAGAATGAAAAGATTGATACGGGTGTTGAGTTCCGACCAGATCACTTAAAACTTCATCACCAACCAAATTATCAACTCTCATATCGGCATCAAAATAGAAACAATAATCGTGCTGAAGAATGAATTCTTTCTCCTTAACAAAATAATTATAACGCTTTAAAGTTGGCATAGGCCAAGGTTCATGATCAATATAGTGAACTCTTACGTTGTCTGATGTTTCTACTTCATGGTCAGTAAACAAAAGACAACTAATCTCATGCCCATTAAGAAAATTCTTCTCAATAGAGTCGTAAAGTTCTTCAACAAATTGAAGATACTTATTTGTAGCGATTGTTAAAATACAGATTTTCATTATTTTAATTTATTATTCAAAGCAATATAATTTGTAGTAGAAAAGAATTCAAAAGATTCTTCATATTGATTTATTTTTTGAGGACCATCAAAAGTTATAATATACATTGAAAAATCAAAACTTTTAAAGAAATACCAAAAATCTTGAAAATAAGTTTTAGTATCTATATTACAACCGCCAAATTCAAATTGAATTAATTTAATTTTTTCAATTAGATTTCCAAATCCATTTAGTACAGAAAGTTCGTGTCCTTCAACATCCATTTTCACATAATCAATAATTTCTGGAATTTTTGGAATATCATCCAATTTTAAAAATTCATCAAATCGTATTGTTTTGACATTTTGAACAAAATCCATATCAATATTAAAATGATTCAATCTTCTCTTTGTCAAAGAAGCTAAACCAGATCCAGGTTTGTCAGAATACAAAGCATCTGTTGTAGTTTTATCAGATAATGCGTATGAACTACAATAAACATTATCACAAGAATAAAATTTATTAGATAGAATGTTTATATTATAATCAGATGGTTCAAATAAAAAATAAATTGCATCAGGATATCTTTTAAGTAGTTCTTGTGTATAAAGACCAATATTGCTTCCAATATCCAATACAATTTTTGGATCATCATTTAACAAAGAAATACAATTATCAACCTCTTCAACAATCGTTCCAGATCCCCACCCCTTACCTTGTTTTAATGCAGCAAATTTTTCTAGTTCTTTCCAAGATCCATTCCAATTATAATCCAAAAAATTTAAAATAGTGTTTTTTATATTTTCCATAATTTCGTAATTAATTTTTAACAGAATTAAATAAATTTATATAATAAGAAGCTTTAATATCAGAATTATGTCCACAAGTCATCCAATAACTATTATTTCTTAATCTATGATAGTATTTTAAATTAGAAACTATTTTTGTGTATCCACCTACCAACATCCAATTATATTGAAAAGCGATACAATCACAAGATAAAGGATCTTCTTGTCTAGTATAAAGGTCATACATTCTAGAAAGATAATTTTCCCTATCAAAAATATAATTACCAGTGTTTAAAAACATAGGAAAATTTACATCTCCCATAGATTTTTTTGACTCGGAAAAACCTATATTATCATAAGGATAATCAAAATTAACTTCTCGTAGAATTTCACCATCATCATTGAACATTACCATTATTTGTGGACAATAACAAATATTCTCATCTGGATTTTCAATATCTTTAATTAAATTTAAAGTAGTAATATCCAAATAATTATCACTGTCTAGAAGATAAACCCAATTTGAAGTTGTTTTCTTGACAGTTTTATACTTATTTTTAAATCCGCCAAGATTTATAGGATTTCTGTATAATTTTATTTTAGGATTATTTAATTCAGAAACAATAGTGTTAAGATTATTCCATTCTTCTTCATTAGACTGATCATCATTTACTACTATTTCAGATACAAAATCATCATCAATAGAGTATTTAATACATTCTAAAAAATATTTAGAGGTATTATAAAATGGAATGGCTAAAGAAATTTTATCAATCATAATTTGATATTTTTTGCGCTATAGTATTTAAACACCCATCAAAAGACAAATATTTTTCATAAATTTCTTGTCCATAATCAATCATATTTTGATATTCTCCACTCTCTAATAAAGTATCTACTTTCTCGGGAATAGTTTCAATTTCCTCTTCTTTAATCAATAAACTCATTTTACTCCATTCAATATCTTGAACAAAAGGCAACCAAAACTCATCACTAATATAAATGGGAATACACTGCATTTGAATTGCTTCATACATTCTAAATGAAGCAGGTCCAAACCCTCTTGGAGCAAGTGCAAATACTGAATTATATAAAACATCACGAAAAACCTCAGTTTTATTATATTCATTATTTGCAATAATATTATATCCGGAAAAATTGGATAAAATCTGATTCATTTTAAATCTAATCGGATGAGTGTCCTTTCCAACGTATCCAACCTTATATTCTCTAACTTCTTTTGGAATTCCATCATGAGGATTGCATAATAATGGAATAGGTTCATAAACTGAATTTTTTCCTAGGGGAGAAAGAAAATTTCCAGAAGAGGCAAATATCTTACAATTATCAATAGGAATTAAAGTTCCACCGTCATATTGAACAATAGTGAAAAATTTTTCATTAGGATGCTTTTGAATTAATTCTTGACAAAAATTAATCAAAGGTTGTGTATTTTTTCCAAACTCACCACCAGGATTAATGTGCCAAGAAGTCCAGTGAATTGGAATATAAATGTATTCGGATTGAATTTCCAGTTTAGTTGCAAAAAAAGAATATGCTCTTTCTTCAATCATAGGATTAGATCCTTGATGTGGAGGATATTCTATTGGCATTTTTGGAAGAAATGAATCTGGAACATCTACTATGCGGATCATTATATCAAATAACCTCTAACATTTCATTAGAAAGACCCCAACTAGGAGGATTGGCTTCAAATTTTTCAGACCCATGATGTTTATTCATCTTCATATTTGGATGCTTATCGTTATTAAAATCCATATGATTATCATTAGGTAATAAATGATAAAAATTAATTCCAAACTTGGCAAGATCTCCTCCATGCTTATACCTTTGCAACAGTCTATTGTGGAATTCAACATCTTGAAATCCCCAATATGGAAGTTCTTCAAACCACCCAGTACTACTTTCCCATAACATTCTATTCATTAACATAGAAATTCCATTTCCGTAAAATCCACCCATTTCCATTCCTGGAATATTTCCAGTATTATACATTTCAGTTCCTTCAATATTAAACTTTAAATTACTTAAATTATTAATTAAATAATTTTCAAGTTCTTTTGGTCTATCAAAGTTTGAGTAATTACTATACGGAAGATGATGCCTAGATCCCCAGTAAAACTTTAGATCATTAGTTTTGTCCATATTTTGAACAAACTCATAAAGTTTTTTGAAATCTTCCAACGTATGAAAACAATCAGAATCCCAAAAAATAACATACTTACCTGTTGAGTGTCTGAATGCAGTATTGATTGGGTGAACAATAGAATAATTCCATTCCCCATTATATTTTTGTGCTATTTCCGGAGACACATATACACATTTAAAATTAATATGTTTTGTTTTAACAATATCATCTACTATCCTTTTTTCTTTCGGGGATCCCCAGTCACACAAAACTAACTCTACGTCATCAACACCCAAATCTTTGATGTTATGTATTGTTTGCTCCAAATTAAATTTTAAAACTTTAGAATTACTTTTTCTAAAATTATCATTTTTTCCAGGCACCAATATAGAAAGTAACATTTAAAATTCCTCTGAATAAAGTGATTTAATCCATTCAACTGTTTTTTCTATTCCATAATCAATAGGAATAAATTCTGTTTTATTAAATTCAATTATATATTTTTCTAAACTTAAATTAACTACTTTAGGATTACCTTGAAGAGAATTTTTATTGTCTTCGGGGCAAGATACTTTGGCATCTAATATTTTTCCAATCTTATTTGCCATTTCTAAAATAGAAACTTTAGAAGTTCCGGAAACATTATATACAATTTGCTTACCATGCAATAAAATATTCCATAACATTTCTGTGGTATCTGAAATATAACAATAGGTTCTAATAGATTGACCATCATCTATTAAACTTATTATACCATTTTGTAGAGCTTTTGTTACAAAATCAGACATAACTCTACAATCATTTTTTTTAGTTCCTGGACCATAAGTAAGACTTACTCGTGCAATTTTTGTATCGAATCCCTTTTCCTTAAAAGAGTGAACTATTGATTCACCACACCTTTTGGAATCAATATAGCAAGACCTAGGATGATCTGGAGTTGTATTTCCTATTAAATCTTCACTAATATTTTCAATATCTAAACCACTGTAAAGTTCGCTTGAACTCAAAAATAAAAAAGACCCACCAGGATTTAATAACCTGAACAAATCTGAAGTTGTTTTGGTATTCAAAAGAATAGTGTTTAATTTATCCCCAGTAAACTTCTTTGGTTGGGCATATCCTGCAGCATGTATAATATAATCAACACCAACTTGATTTTCTGAAAATATATTTAAAAGATAATCTACACTATCAGATTTAACAAGATCACCCTTTACCACAAAACAATCTTTAAATAATACGTCAAATGGAGGTTCTGGAGTATCATGAACCAAGCAATATATATCAATATTATACTTACTTTTCAACAATTTTAATGTAGAAAGTAAATGAATTCCTATTAAACCACTACATCCAGTCAATAAAATTCTCTTATTATCTAATTTAGAAAAATCTATAACATCAACATTTTTTTGTGCATTATCAAAAATTAAATCTATCATACTTAAATGTTCCCCAAAATATTTTTTATTTGATTAAAAATTCCTTCAGTATCTAATCCAAGATAAATGTCTTGTTCATTTTTAGATCCATATTTGGTTAGGAATTGTTTGGGAATTCCTATATTATATATCCTATAATACTGATCCTGAAAAACTTTAGAAATTAAACTATCAACAGATCCAACATAGAAAGGTTGAACAACTATAATATTTTTATTGAAATTGTTTTTTAAAGTCTGCTCATCAAATGGAGTTACAGTATTAGAATATAATAAAGTTACATCAATATCCTTACATGCTTCTATAGTTTCATTTAATTTATTACCAAAACATAAAACAGTAGCTTTAGATCCTGTTTTAATTACAGAAATTTTATCAGTTTCATAAGAAACATCATTTTCATATTCACTCAGTCTATAATAATTCACACCTTTATCATAATTTTTATTCATTAAATAATTCAATTCTGAACTTGTTCCTGGTGTAAAAATTTTAATATTAGGAATGCTCATTAAAATTTGAACATCCCCTGGACAATGGTGAGTGCATCCTAAAGCAGAAAAATCATAAGAATTACCAATACTTACGAAGTTTCCATTTAAATTTTGATAACCAAAATCATCCTTTATTTGTTCAAATGCTCTCTCAACCATAAATGGAGCAATAGTATGAATAAAAGGAATCAATCCAGAATGAGACATTCCAGATGCCATACTTACTGTACTTTGTTCTAAAATTCCAATATTATATGCTCTATTAGGTATATCTCTCAATTCATCCCTAAATCCATATACACCAATATCACCCAATAAAAGAACTGTTCTTTCATCATTATAAAGAATATTTTTTAAAGTTTTTACAAATTGTTTTCTCATTTTTTCAATTCAAATTTTTGTAATTTTTTTAAATTAATTAAACTTTTGCAAAAATAGCATCTCCATGAATTGGAGTATATACATTGCCAGGCAAACACCACAAATCTACCTTTTCAACTAATCTAAATCCATATTCTCCTAAAATATTTTCAATATCAGAAAGTAATTTTTGGTCTTCATACAATTCTATTGCCGACCATTCGGTAGATATTGCTTGAACACTATTCAGTATAGATTTAGCACCCTCAAGGATCTCATACTCACTTCCTTGCGTATCTAAAAGCAAAACATCAGGTTTTAAATTATTAACCTTACAATATTCATCAATTGTAGTTACCGAAACTGGATATTCTTTATGAATTATTTTAGTTCCTGGTCTAAGACCGCTTTCATTCAATAATTTTACATTATTATAACGTAAAGATTGAATTGTTTTATACCACAAATCTGCCGGATGTTGTCTATTTCTACGTAATTCATTAGTATCTGGGTCTACAAGATCAGGATCGTAACATTTTACAAATTTAGTTTCCCCAATAAAATTAGATAATGCTATATTATTACAAAAAACAGTATCAGATTTATAGTATTCTTCTAATATTGGAAAAGATTCAAAATCTGGTTCAAATGCATGTATGTGACATTCCTCTCCAAATAATCCTTTTATTTCTTCTATATCAACTCCATCATATGCACCTATTTCAAAAACGCATTTAACATCTTTACAATAATCCAAAATTTTGGACATATTAGAATTACAAATTGGAGTCTCGTGATTATATTTCATAAAAAAAAAATAGTTCTTATTATATATTCTAAAATATTTCATGTAATATTTTAGAATATTCTTCCTCTGTTGGAAATTTATGATGCCATTCTGGATTACTTTCCATAATTTTACATCCCTTTCCTTTGACAGTATTTGCCAGAACAAAATGAGGACGATCAAAGTTTTTAGATAAAACTTCTTTTAATTCTATTTGATTATGCCCATCAACTTCGGAAACATCCCACCCAAAAGATTTAAATTTTTCAAGCATATTTCCAATACCCAAAGCTCTATTAGTTGAATGATTATGATCAAGAATGCAACAAAAATTATCCAATTTGTGATGAGATGCTAATAAAGCAGTTTCCCAAATAGTTCCTTCATTAGATTCTCCATCACCGATTATAGTAAATATTTTTCCATCTTCATTTTTAATTTTTTTTGCCATTGCCATGCCAAGTGCAAATGGAAATCCATGCCCCAAAGAACCAGTAGAACTTTCGACATTCTTTACTTTATTTGAAGGATGCCCACCAAGAGAAGAATTAAAATCGCAAAATGTATCAATATCTTCTTCTAACAAGTTAAAATAATTTAATACAACATACAAACCAAGAGATGCATGTCCCTTTGATAATACAAATTTATTTTTTTCATTAATAAAATCAGAATATAAAACCATCAATACATCTAGTATGGAAAGAGAACTGGCAATATGTCCCTCTCTTTTAATATACGCAATTTCTATTATTTTTTTTATTAAATCTTTTTTCATAATTTTACCCAGTTATCTAATATTATATCACAACCATTACCATCTCGTCTCCATTTTTTGGGTGCTATTGTATATCTAGATTTTGACAAAAATGCACCCCACCAACTAAAAGAACTATTGGCAATAATATGATTTTTACACATCTGCATTAAATGTAAGTGACCACTATCTCGATCCCCAGAATAATCATTACCAATAAAATTGATTTCACAATCTGATGTTAAGTTATTTTTGCACCATTCTATATCATCAGAAAAAACATAATAAACTGGATTTTTGTATCTATCCTCAATAAGTTTTTTTGCAGTTTCATAATACTCAAGTTCTAAAACACCATGATGTGCATTTGCAGTTGGATTATTTACATAATCAGACCTTCTAACATGAATACAAACACTATCTTCAGTATCTTTAATTTTTTCGGATAGTGTTTGTATATTTTCTGGAAAAGTATTTTTAAAAGTAAACTGTTCCTTCACATCATCAATGACGTTATCAAATTCCTTTATATTTTGAAACCAACCTTGGAGCATTACTGCCCCATCTGGTGTTTCCTCAACTTGATTATATTTTATATTAAACAAATCTAAATCATATCCTCTACCAGTCATACCATCAACAATTACTTTTCTTTGTTGATTGTTATAAAAACTAGCGTCTATCTTAAGATTGGTAAATTCGGGATACTCCGTTAAAGCAGATATCCCAGCAGCATATTGAAACATTTGATTTCCCAATCCACCCATCAAATAAACATAAAGGTTCATAGTAACTTCCAATGAGGCAAATAAAGATCTTTAGTATCATGATTAATACAATCACCAGAAAACCAATTTTTAGGGGCAATCACATTTTTACTATCTGCTAACCATGCTCCCCACCAACTGAAAGTACTATTACAAATAATATGATAAGCACATTGACTCATAATATACAAATCAAAATAAGCATTTTCAGTTTCAGAAATTAAGAACCTATCGTCCGAGAACATTTCTTGTTTTTTACACCATGCAATATCATCAGAAAAAACAAGAACAGATAAATCTTGAGGAAATTGATTAAGAGCATCAATATAATATTGATTACTTTGTACAGGATGATTAGGATTTGTTACAAAATCATTTCGTCGAATATGTAATGCTATTGACCCTTTATATTCTTCAACTATTTCTTTGCATTCTTCTTGTATATCTTTTTTAAAAACAAAATCAACAGAACGCAACTCTTCCTCTATATCTTTAAAGTATTTTTCGGATTGAAAAAACCCTACAAAATTATGATCTCCTTCAATATTATTAATTAAATCTTGATCATAATGAAAATATTTTTCATGAATGCTCGGATACCGTTTCATTTCTCTATTACATTTAATATCAAAGCATTCATCTACATTACTAAAAAGTCTTTGATAATAAAATTTACCAAATACTTCTTTTGGAGGTATGTAGAAAGTTGCATTATATTTTTTTGCAATTGCTTTTACAAATGCATATTGAAACATTTGATTTCCCAAATGCCCATTATTGCCAAATTCATTTATAGAAAATTCCATTTAAAAAACACTTTCAAGTAACCTTAATTCTTTTTCACTAACAAAGTGATTATTTCCAAGATATATTCCATTATTATGAACAAATTCAACAGTTAATGTATCTTTATTTGTTGTTATACCATGACCTTTTAAAAAAGGTTGCTTTAGCAAATTACCACTAATAATTGGTCTATGTTCAATACCAATCTCTGTAAATTTTTGTTTTAGATCATCTGCAATCTCTTTTGTTTTACATAACAAAGGAAAGCAAAAATTACTACAAGTTGGATAATACTTTGGTGCAATAAATTTATCTGGATATTTTTTTACTAATTCTATAAAATTTAGATAATTTTTATTCCTGATTTCTATATACTTATCAAGTCTTTTCAGTTGCGATAGTCCAATTACAGCACAAAGTTCGTGATTTCTAAAGTTATATCCATCTGTTATGAACAAAAATTGATTTGATATATCTGGATACTGATCCACATATTCTTGATATCTAGTAGATTCCCTTGCCAATCCATGACTTCTTTTCATACGCATTAAGTCATACAATTCATAATTATTAGTAGACACCATTCCACCTTCAATTGTTGTCATATGATGCCCAAAATAAAAACTAAATGTAGCACCTAAACTATCAGATCCTCTTTTAGATCCATCTGGAGATTTGCATCCATGAGATTCGCATATATCATCTAAAATTAAGGCGTTAGGAAAAAGAGTGCGATATCTTTCAGTGTTAGCAGAGAATCCAATTAAATGTGTAACAAATATCAATTTAATATCAGGATGTTTTTCTGCAATAAATTCAAGGTCTTCTTCACAAAAACTAAAATTATTCGTATTAATATCACAAAAGATAGGAGTAAATCCTAATTGAATAACTGGTCCAACATTAGTTACCCAAGTACAAGATGGAACTAAAACTTTATCACCATCTTTTAAATTATAAAGTTCTTTAACTGCAGAAAGAAGTAAATAATTTGCAGTGCTTCCAGAAGAAACATAGAGTGAGTATTTTGATCCTAACCATTTACTCCACTCATTTTCAAACTTTTTAACCATTTTACCGTTAGTAAAACGATCAGAAGTTAAAACAAATTTAGCAAGACTAAATTTATCACTAAAAGTGATATTATTCTTCATTAACGGCCATTTAAATTGCATTTTCTTTATACCATTCATATGTTTTTTTGATCCCTTCGAAAAGACTAATCTTTGGTTCCCATCCAAGTGATTTAATTTTATCCACATTTAGAACTTTACGTGGAGTACCATTTGGTTTTGCAGTATCCCAATTAATATCACGTTTATAACCAATTACTTCTGCAATCATTTTAGATAATTCTTTAATAGTTACGTCTTCACCAGTGCCAATATTAATATGATTTTGATCTTCATACTTTTGCATACAAATATAACATGCTTCTGCCAAATCATCGACGTGTAAAAACTCTCTCATCGCAGAACCATCTCCCCACAGTTTGACTTCCCAGTGCTCACTGTGATTTGTAACCGCATCATGAAATTTTGCAATCATTGCAGGAAAAACATGCGAGGTTTCAAAGTCAAAATTATCATTAGGACCGTAAAGATTAGTAGGCATTAAGGAAATAGCATTAAAACCATGCTGTTGGCGATATGCCTCGCACATTCTAATTCCTGCTATTTTAGCAATAGCATAAGCATCATTAGATTTTTCTAATGGTCCAGTTAAAAGTTGATCTTCGGTTATAGGAATATTAGAATGTTTTGGATAAATGCAAGAAGATCCAAGAAAAACTAATTTTTTAACACCAAAATTATAAGAAGTATTGATGACATTAGATTGTATCATCAAATTATCATAAATGAATTGTGCTGGATATGTTTTATTTGCAACAATTCCTCCAACTTTAGCAGCAGAAAGAAAAACATATTCTGGGTTTTCATAAGAAAAATATTTTTCAGTTTCTTCTTGATTTGTAAAGTCAACATTATCACGAGTACCTTTAATAATATTCGTATATCCTTTACTTTCAAGATTTCTCACAATTGCCGAACCAACCATCCCGTTAGCACCAGCAACTAATACTCTAGAATTACTGTCCATAAATGCACATATCCTCAACTAATTGTTCAAATGAAATTTTAGGTTCCCAACCTAATTTTTTCTTTGCCTTCGTGGCATCACCTAATAAGGTCTCTACTTCAGCAGGTCGGAAATATTTAGGACTAACTTTTATAACCTCTCTTTTAGTAAGTTTATCAATACCAACCTCATTTAATCCTTCACCTTCCCAGGCAATACTCATACCAAAATAAGGTGCTGCTGCCTCAACAAACTCACGAACTGAATACTGCTCCCCTGTGGCAATTACATAATCATCTGGTTCATCTTGCTGCAACATCAACCACATTGCTTCTACAAAGTCTTTAGCATGTCCCCAGTCACGTTTTGCGTTCAGGTTGCCGAGATATAGTATATCTTGTTGCCCAGTTGAAATGCGTGATAGTCCGCGAGTGATTTTTCTTGTGACAAAAGTTTCTCCTCTTCTAGGGGATTCGTGATTGAAAAGAATTCCAGAATTTGCATGTAGTCCATATGACTCTCTATAGTTTTTAACGATCCAGTATCCATAAACTTTTGCAACTCCATAAGGTGAACGAGGGTAAAAAGGTGTGGTTTCTTTTTGAGGAATTTCCTGAACTTCGCCAAACATTTCTGAAGTTGATGCTTGATAAATTCTAGTTTTCTTTTCCATTCCCAAAAGACGAACTGCCTCAAGAATGCGAAGAGTTCCTAATCCATCAGTTTGACCTGTATATTCAGGCATCTCAAACGATACTTTTACATGACTTTGAGCACCTAGATTATAAATCTCATCAGGTTGAACCTGCTGAATAACTTTTACCAAGTTTGTAGAATCAGTAAGATCTCCATAATGAAGTTTAATTTGATCGTAAATATGGTCAATACGATCAGTATTAATTAAAGAAGATCTACGAACAATACCATGAACTTCATATTCTTTTTCTAAAAGAAGTTCAGCAAGATATGATCCATCTTGACCTGTTATACCTGTTATTAATGCAACTTTCATAAAATATAATATGAATTATTCTATTATAGCAAAAAAGACAGGTTTAAACAACCCGCCTTCATGCAATTATTTACATTTTATTCAGATGTAAAACTGAGCGGGAGTTATCCCATCCGCACCAGGGTTTTTAACGTGTCTCCATCACGGGCATATTGGGATTGACTCCACCAGTTCTTTTATAGACTCTCCGTGTCTATTTTATCAAGCAACTTCAATTGTTTCTAAATCTTGATAGAGATACTCCATAAGCATTTCATAATCATCCAAAGGATCTCCAGAAAATACTACACCTTCGTTTTCATAATAACGCCGAACTTTTTTATAAAGTTTAGGACTTTTTACGTCAAGGTAGATTTCACCATTAGCAGCAAGGCGAAGAGTGCTAACATCTTTCTTGAATTTTTGAATCAGAGACATTGTTTTGAATTGTGTGCTCTAGTATTATAAGAGTTAAATTGCCTTTAGTCAAGTGGTCCAATTTAAAAACTGGACAATCGGGATGATAGGATTCGAACCTACGACCACTCGCTCCCAAAGCGAGTGCTCTACCAAACTGAGCTACATCCCGAAAAATTATCCTGCAGTAAATGTAATTCTTCCACCCCTACACCACATTTGTGCTGTAGGATTTCCTGGGGTATAATCATATAATAATGTATATTTTGTATTATTTAAATTATAAGGACCATCATCAATTAATCCCTGCCAAGTTTTTCCCCCATTAATATCATTATACAACGCAGCCGACCATATGTCAAGGCTATATCCATTATTTGGATATTGGGTAGCAATATCTTGGGATCTAAAAGTGATATAATGATTAGTATCTGTAGATGATGGGTAAACATAAAACCCATTTGTTGCATGTGGAGTAAAAGTTATTGTTAACCCCCCAGAAACACCACTAACAGATGTTGGAAAAGCAGATATTGGAGTAACTGCTAGGTTGGGAACATCTATAGTTCCAGTCCACCCAGATCCCTGAAGAAGAGGATTACCACCATCGCTAGCAATCGTATAATTTACATTTGGCATTTAAATTAAATAATTATCTTCTATTATGTATATATGCAATTCCCATGATAGGAACTACAATTATACCAAATCCACAAAGTCCCAACCAAACTGGACTTGCTGCGAGTGCTTCTACGGTATGAAAAATCATTGTGGATATGCGTGAGTGAGACCCCAATAAATGAATAATCCGATAAAACCAAAAATAGTCATTGCCGAAAATATTGTGCTACTTATATTTTCTTTTTCCATATAAAAGATTAATTAAGAGTAATTTTAAGAAATGGAAGTAATGGTGGAATAACTCCAATCAACCTCAATAATCCTTCAGCAAATAAAGCAAGAACCACCCAACCGACGCACATGCTAATGATAGAAGCATTACGGTTGTGTCGTCGTATTGCTGCATCAATCATCTCCTGGACTTCTGTGCGTGTAATAAACTCTTCCTGTTCATACATCATTTTTCATCACCAAGAAACTTTGCAAGAGGATCTCTTCTCGTTTTAACAATTTCAACTGCTCGTTTATAGAACATATTATCCATGTTACCAGAAGATTCGAAGGTTTCCTTGATCTTCACCCAATTATCGTAGGTGTGCTGATCCATAGGTTTTTAGGTTGAATACTACTAGTTAGTCTAATCAGTAATTTCAACCTGTCAACTATGTGTTGATACGAAAATATAGATTAAAAAAATCTAAAATTTTATAATATTTGTAACGGAAGGAACAGGAATCGAACCTGCGAAGCTTTTAAACCCAGCCGCTTTCAAGGCGGTGTCCTCGACCAACCGGACTCCTTCCAAAATTAAAGTATAGTTAATAAACCAGCATGTATTTTACGATGACATGGAGCACATATCATAATACATTTTTCAACTTCTGTCAATATTGTTTCCCATTTATATCCCTTTCCAGCAAGGTAGGAAACTTCTTTTTTCTTATCTTCAACACCAATATGATGAAAATCAAAGCAACAAGGTGGATGATAATCTCCACAAATTTCACAACAACCCTTTTCAAGTTTTAACTGATTGAGTTTTTCAACCATCAACTTTTTGTTATTATACTCTCTTTTGTATTTAAGTTTTTTAAATTCATCGGATTGTTTTTGAGCCCAAAGACGCTGTGCTTCTTTTTGCTTTTCTTTATCTTTATAAGGCATAATAATGCAAAAGGTTCTAATTTATTTATAAAAAATTAGAACTCAACGAATCTCAAAATCTAAACGTCTTACCTTACGTTGTCTTCTTGCCTCTTGCCAGGCAATATCTTCGTTGGTAAGAACACTTTTTTTAGATTTGTTATTCATAGAGTTTAGCATAACAACCTGTGATAAGTCAACTGCAGAAATAACTCCTCCACGAATAGTTGCCATATTCGGACAACCACAAGACACAGTTTTCGTAGGATGCCCTTCTAACTCCTTACCACAGGAGCGGCATCTGATTCTTATATTTTCCATAATTTTAAATTATTCTTCTATTGTTTCTTCTATTTGATCTTCAATAACTTCTTCTACTTCTTCTTGAACTTTTTTTGTTCCAGAGTCCGAAAATGCACGAAGCATCCAAACAAACTTGCCATGAGACTCCATCAAATCTTGAACTAGATTTGCGGTAGCATATGATTTTTGATCTTCTGCTTCTTCAGATATTTTACCCATCATATTACAGAAATCAATATTTGATTGAAGAAGATCAGAAATCATACCTTCAGCATTTGCAGAACTTGATGCCTCTTTGATTTTAGAAACCTCAAGAACACGATTTAAACTACTCAAAGGTTTTACATTTAAGTATCTCATATGTTCTGATAATCTATCTATCTCTTCAAACATGGTTTCATATTGACCACCAAAAAGAGTATGAAGTTGCTGAAAATCTTGCCCAACAACATTCCAGTGATAGATCCAAGTTTTATGAAATAACACAAAAAGTGATGCTTGAGCATCACTTAATAGTTTAAATAGTGTTTCCATTATACCATTTTTTAGGTATTTATAAAGTGGGCAATATCGGATTCGAACCAATGACTTACTGCTTGTAAGGCAGCCACTCTACCGCTGAGTTAATCGCCCAATAAAAGTCAAGTTTGACTCATCATGTATTCTACAGTATTTGCCACATCATTCATAGCATCACGAAGATTTTCTCTTTGACCAGATTCTTGTTTAATGATTGGGCGATGATCATCAACAAGAGTCCAACGCCATTGGTTCATATCTTTACAGAACCAAAGATTAATTTTCATTAGTTTTTCCTTTCCTTACACAGAATACAACAAAAAGGGGGTTTTGTCAACCCCCTATTAAACTATCAGAAACGGAAAGTCGTCTGAATTACACCACCCCAGTTAGAGGAGTTATCAGCAAGGCGCTGGTTATCACTTCCGTAGATAATAGCAGGAGTGACACTGATGTTATCAGACACTTGATACTTGTAGAAAATCTCAAGCATCGTTGCCTTTTCAAGATCTTCACCAGTAGGTGCCTGTCCGATAGCAACGCCAGCAGAGTTACCATCAATAAACACATCATCCCAAGTCAAACCAGCAAACCAAGACTGACTATCTGTAGCAGCACTAGCAGTACCACTCACAGTATTCCAACCATAACCTGCGGAGACAGAAGGAACAATACCAGACTTCTTAGGTTGCCAGTATGCGTTCAGAGCATAACCGTTGGAAGTTTGACCAGGAACCAGAGTACCAGAAGAACCATCAAGACCGTTATAAGTACGAACACGAGTACCTTCAGTACCATAACGATAACCAAATGCAGCACCCCAGTTAGTACCACGATAACCGATTTGTGCAAGAGTATTGAGAGCACCAGTCTCATCAAACTCACCCTTAGAACTATCTTGTCCTGCTTGTGCAACGTAGTTTACACCAGCAACAAGACCTTTCTTTCCATACTGAACACCGAAACCAGCACCAGTTGCCTTGTTATAAACACCAGGAGTACCAGCAACGGCAAAGAAGTCAAGAATACCAGACTTATAAGCAGAAGGCACCCAGGCAATCTCAGTGTTGCGAACAGCAGCACCAGCAGTCAGAGTTGCTTTGTTATTGAAAGCAGGGAACTGATAGTACAGACGGTCGATAACTACGTTGTTACCAACTTCACTAGAAGTGTTGTCAGCTTTATCAAGTTTAAACAGAGAAGAACTAGAACCGAAAGGATCACTACTGAAGTTAGCAGAACGCAGACGGGTTTTGAGTAGATCCTTACCAGTGAATGAAGTATCCAGGTTCAGACGCAGATCATAATTGAATGCTGCATGAGTTACATCACCACCTTTGGTCTTGTAATTATCAACATTACCGATCACGAAGTTTGCTTCACCACGCAGTTTAGTTGTGGTGGAGAACTGAGTTGCTTCAAGTTGTCCAACTTGTGCTTCCAGTTTAGTAACAGAACCTTGAATTACAGTAAGTTCATTACGGAACTCATCGGCAAGACGCTTCAGTTCATCAGTTTGTTCGGTTACGCGATCAAGGCAAGCATTAAGAAGTGCTGCTGCCTCATATCGGGTCATTGCCTTACCACCACCATAAGTGCCATTAGGATAACCAGCAACGCAACCATAACGCTCTACAAGGTTGCTGAGTGCCTGATATGCCCAATCGGTTGGTTGCACATCAGAGAGTTGATTAATACTTGTAACCTGCTCAGAGGAAGCATATTGGTTGACTGCTGCCATATTCAGATCTGCGGCATTCGCAGCAACAGGAGCAACCATTCCCAGAGCAACAGGTGCAAGCATCAGTTGTTTGAGTTTCATAAAATTGTTTTATGTACTATAGGACAATATAAAGATTTACAACAAAGCAAATCTTCGTTATTTAGGAAGTCTTAAGCAAATCTTAAGATTGAGAGTATCTTAGAGCATCTTGAGTCTTATGTCAACTAAGATTTGGTTAAGAAGCGAATGACGGGGATCGAACCCGTGACACCAACTTGGAAGGATGGGATGTTACCGCTACACCACATTCGCAAAAGTGGGAGATTTCTCCCCCAGCACTTACCTTCACACGGATAGGAAAAGTATAAGACATAATAAGTATTATGTCAAGCCCCCGACAAGACTTGAACTTGCGACAACCGCTTTACAAAAGCGGTGCTCTACCAACTGAGCTACAAGGGCATATGGTAGGTGGAAAGAACTTTACCTATGTTCTTTCTCTTTACTTCTCCCAGTCGTAACCAGGAGGGGTATTTGGCACCTACGGAACGGTGATGAGTGCCCATCACCAGCAGAAGACACTTTCTGCGATTTTCACTGCATTAGAGGGCAGTGATAATATGAAAGAATCGAACATTTCCAACCCTTCCAACTCCACAACCTGGATTCGAACCAGGGACCAAATGATTAACAGTCATCTGCGCTACCGCTGCGCCATTGTGGAATGTTCTACTACTTAGAACTTACAAACTCATTAATTTTTTCAGCAAGTGACTCAACATCTTGATAAGAAGGAAAATCTGGATAATCCATCTTGACCGTATTCATAGAATTTTCATTCCAACAACGGGCAGTATCATATTCAATACTAAACTTATCGTTAGCAAATGCATATGCTTGCTTAAAAATCTCAAATCGTAGTTCGTATGGTGTCATAATTTACTCTTGTGTGTTCGTGTGTATTATGGAGAATACATCTCCAACGTCTCAGGTTGGATTCGAACCAACGACCGACCGCTTAGAAGGCGGTTGCTCTATTCCACTGAGCTACTGAGACATTATGGAAGAGTAAAATCTTCCAAATAGGACTGGAGGGAATTGAACCCTCTTCACACCGTTATAAGCAGTGGGCCTTAACCAATAGGCGACAATCCCATGTGGGAGTGGAGTGGAACCCCGCCTGCCCATGAGAGTATTATAGAGGATAGTGGCAACCTTGTCAAGCATCCAGATCAACGAAAAGGTGGTCCACCATACCACCCAACTAAAGAAATTCTTCTACCAGAAGTTACGGGTTTAACTCTGTGAGAAACTATTGATGGAAAAATAACTACATCACCAACATCAAGCTTAAAAGTTTTTACTTTTTTTGTTGGATGAAATAATTGAAGTTCTCCACCACCATAATCCTCTTTAGAACTCAAACACATCACAATACTCAATTTTCTAAGAAAATGTCTTTGTGGTTTATGTATAACATCAATGTGCCAATTGTAATGATCTTTAGGTGGTTGATACACAGTAAATTGAATCTGATCATGCCACCCTTCCAAATCAAAATCAAAAAAAGATTTATTTGCCACTGTAACAAAATGAGATAGCATTCCAGCAACCCAAGAATCAGTATAAAGCCATCGATGAGATGATAATCTCACTTGAGGAATAAATTTACCTTTAGTACTGATACATGATTTTTCCAAATACTCCTCTTCAAGAAAATCTTTAATTATATTATCACATATTTCTTTACTCATTTGAGAAGGAATAAAGTAATGCTCTAAAATAGGAGTTTCTGGATAATACTCGGTCATTTCTACAAATAATTAAAATAAAAATAAAAAATCAAGAATTTTTATTTGCTTTTCTCAAATTTTTTTCTTCGGAAATTTCCGTTCTACGAATCTTAACGAGTTTAGAAAGTTCCTGAAGTGCCTTACGTGCTCGTGTACCTGCGGCACTATTCCCACTAACAAACTTTTCGTCTTCGGTTTGCCAAGTAGTTACCGCATCAGTAATTTGTTGTACTGTAATAGACATAATAATCTCCAAAAATAAGATATGTTTATATATAACACTTTAAAAATATTATATAGAGGATAGAGGAAAGTTTAAACTTTCCTCCATAAATTACTATTTTATTGTGTCAAACCTCTACCGTGATCAGTCGGTTAGCATACTCATGAGCATATGAAGTGCGGGCACCATGAATGCCCCAACCAATCCAACTATACGCATAGTCCATGTAACGATTGATGGATTTACCAGGAGTTTTCATCCTGTCAACAATTCGTTTCCATTGAACCTCAGTCGTTAGATAACGAAGTTGCGTTGGGAGTGCTGATGGAGAACCACCATACTTCCTAGCAAAATCACCCAATCCATAATAACGATCGGCAGATGTCCATTGGATCAGACCATAACCACGACCGCAGTGATGGTACTGAGTCCTGCTACCACCTTCACAAATATTAGGCACGAACATAGATTCTTGCTTAATATTGCCCATGATAGTAGCAAGGGCGTTTCTGTCTTTAATTCCTTGATCTTGGAAAAAATCCAAGGCAAGTTGTTCATATTCTGAACACCCTTTACAAATTAGCCTTTTCTCTTTTGGCTTTTCGGGAGCAACCTCTCGGGTCGCTGTCGTATCAAACTCCTTAATAACAGAAAACGGCGCTGGAGGCGTCGTCAAAGGAGGAAATACAGGCAGTGTTGCCACATTGGTTGTAACCGATGCCAGAAGGGGCAGGGCTACAGTAAAGATGTTTTGCATTAAATTTAATTGAACTCTACATCCGTATAGAAGAGGGGTACACCCAACTCTCGAAGGGCATCTTCCACGGCTCTAATTGTCACATCAAAGACTCATAATAAGTACCCTACTCATAATAGGGATTTTTACATAATAAGTTAATATTTAGGTTTTGTCAACAATTACCCAACATTATCTTTAATAAGTGGATATTTTGGGGAAGACTTATTGTTAGATGTATCAAATATTATATCTTCCACAAAAAATACTTGGGTTAATCTTTCTTTAGTACCAAAAAAAGGAACTCCGTGAAAACTATTTCCATCAAACAATATGCAACGATTAAATACATTTTCAACTCTAACCGATTCAAAATACTGATTTCTACTTTCATTCCAAGAAATCATATCATCATCAGTCAAATTTGTTCCCCCATATTTTTTAAACTTAATATTGTTTGCCTTATTATCTAAATCATTATTACAATACCATTTATTTTTAAAAGTATAAATTGATGTCCCTGTCGTTTCTTCTGGATCCGTATCCAAATATATCACACCACCAAATAAAACTCCATCCCGATGAATAAAACCTCTATTAATTTCATTATACTTATCGGAATGAAATGGTTTAATTTTTTGAAATAAAGTACTTATTCTATAATTTTGTATTTGATTCATATCATAAAATATAGATAAAATTTTTTCACAAAAGTGATGAAACAAATTTTCATTAATTATATGAATTGGTTCAGTTCTTGCTCCTGGCCATCTACCATCAGTGTTGGGATAAAATTTTTGGGATAGTGCAAATTCCCTTACCGCATAAGGATCTGTATAAAAATCATCTATTACACAAACTGGAAATAATTTATTACTCATTTAACCCTTATTATTCTCCAATATATTCTAAAGAGTATATATCATGATCTTCAATATCAGGATTCAACCATTCACTAAACTCTAATTGAATAGAACGAGCATCTTCTAGATCTTGTTCAGACAACGTATGAATTCTATCAACTGCCCAATCGTGAGTTTGTCGAAGAGTTTGCTCCAAAGTTTCCATAGTCTTTCCGCATATAGCGTCCTAGTATGTTGCTATTGTAATACGCGGGAGTGCCGTCGTCAAGTGCTTCTTTCAGTACATTATTTAAAAAAAGTTGTTTTGTCTCTTCATAATTACATTCACCTTTTGCAATATGAAGACTTAATATTTCTCTACTGAAGATCTCTTTACCATACTTTTTAACATCTTCTTTTAGTTCTGGACAAGATCCATAATACTTCTTCCAATCTGACTCTTGCTTTACTCTTCTTTTCTTACCTGGTGGTGTTCTGTAAGACCATAGGTACTTTCTTCCAATATACTTTCTCCCAGTGGTCTTATTGGTAATACAATAAACAAAACCAAAGTACTCCCCAATATCATTAGAGTCAAATACTTCGCTATTGTATCTCCAAGGATTTTCATAGCTCATATAGTAATCTTTAAGAGCTATTATTTATCCTTCAACGCTAGCAAAGCGATTCTAGCAATAAAAAGGGGGGTTTGTCAACCCCCCTTTACCTTTAGATCTATGTTATACTAAAAATCAACAAGTTGATCCAAAATTTCATTTCTCCATTCTTCACTCATGTTTGTCATAATTACAGTTGCTGATTCTTCATTGTCAGCATACCCTTCGTCGAGCAAATGCTCAAGAACTACATCATAAAGATCCACTCTTTCTTCAACTAAATAAGACTCTGCAATTTCTCCTAATTCATAATCAGAGAATGATTCGAGAACATAAAGTGCGTCTTCAAAAGTATTAGCATATCCTTCAGAAATTAAATCTTCAAGAATATATGCAGCAAGAATTTCAAAATCTTCTTTATTTAAAAGTTTTCTTCCTCTAGAAGCAGCTCTGCTCATAGCAAGAATTCTTTGCGATTCTGGTCTTGGTTTTCCGGAAGCAGTTGCTGATGTAGCACCTCTGGGTGGAAGTGCTCTACCAGCAGATGAAGGTCCGCCGCTACCCCCAGAAACAGACTTTGATTTAATTCCACCACCAGATGCTGCTTCTTTTCTACCAGAAACATTAGGTTTAAGAGTTGACTTTTTAGTACCAGATGATGAAGATCCAGAAGAAGCAGAAGATGGGAAAGTGCGCTTTACATTTTCACCACTAGGTTTCCATGTTGACTTTTTACTACCAGATGATGAAGATCCAGAAGAAGCAGAAGATGGGAAAGTGCGCTTTACATTTTCACCACTAGGTTTCCATGTTGATTTTTTTGAAGAACCACCACTAAATTCACTTGTATCTTTAGAAGCATGGCGTCTAGCAGCTCTTCTCATTTCTCTGCCAGTTGATCTTGCTCTTGCCTCTCTATCTGCCTCACCACTAAATTCTTTCTTAGCAGCAGAAACACCTGCTTTTGCTGCTTTACCCACACGACCCATAAAACCTTTTATTTTATCCTTAGCAGCGGCGAGTTTACCACTAACCTTTTTAACACCCTCTTTCGCCTTTCTACCCGCCTCAGCGGCGCCTCCAGCGGCGGCAGAGGCAACTCCTGCTGCCTTTGTCTTTACGTTCTCTGCTGCCCTTTTTGCAGAAGATTTAATTCTTTCTACTCTTTCTGCTCTTCGTTCTGATTTTTCTTTTTCTTTTGCTCGCCCTCTTGCCTCTTTTGCGGCCTTTTCAGACGTGGCAGCATATTGTTTTCTTGCAGCAGCACGAGCAGCCATATCCACTCTTGCTTCACTAAGAACTTCATCAAATGTTTCAATACATTCAGAAAGTTCTACACCTTCTGAAAGAATTTCTTCCATTACTTGATCAAGTTCATTATCAGAAAGTTCGTCAATAAACTCAAAATCTTCTTCTACAGTTAGAATATCTCCTCTCAGATCTTCATTATAAACCGCAGAATATGCTTCGTATAGGTTAAAAGCGTTCATTTTTAATTTTTTTTCTTACTTTTATTTATTTATAAAAAAAGAGGGTCCTAGGACCCTCACATTACATCATCATTTTTTTTACCTAACCATTCTTTTTCATAATCATAATCACCGAACAAAAATTCATCACATTCTGCTGCTTCTTTATAGGCATTAACAATTTCTTGTTCTACCCATTCGTCATAGTTGGAATCCTGAGAAAGTATCCTTGGTAACATCTTGTTTAATCCCACCTACTATGTATGATTCAACTTCCGTTTCTTGAGGTGCTACTTGAAGTCCCTTGGAGGAAATCCAATGTTCAGTCCATGGAAGTGGATTATTTTTTGCAGAAATATCATAAAGTGGTTTAAGACCAATTGCTTTCATTCTACGGTTTGCAATCCATTCAACATACTGCTGTAGCAGTTTGTCATTTAGACCAATCATAGATCCATCCTTGAAAAGATACTCTGCCCAAAGTTTTTCCTGATTAACAGCATTTTCAAAGGTCTTATAAACCCATTGCTCTTCTTCTTTAGCAATACTTGCCATTTCAGGATCATCACCTTCTTTCCACTTATTCATAATATTTTGAGTGATTACTAAATGCTGATTTTCATCTCTTGCAATTAGTGAGATGATTTTTGCACTTCCTTCCATAAGTTTGAGTTCGCCAAATGCAAAACTGCAAGCAAAACTGACGTAAAAGCGAATACCTTCAAGAATATTAACGTTTGCAACTGCTCGGAAAAGTTTACGTTTGAGTTCATACCTTGCCTCTTTTGCGTATGGGACTTGTTCTAATGCGTGAATCCACTCACTTGAATTGTCATAGTGATGGGCACTATTAATGAAGTCGTTATATGCTTGAGTAACACTTACGGCACGTTCCATAATACGATCCTCTTTAAGAATCGTATCAAACACTTCAGAAGGATCTGAATAAACGTTTTTAATGATATAGGTATAAGAACGGGAGTGGATCATCTCCATAAACTCCCAAACTTTCATACACGCTTCCAATTCAGGAAGTGAACAGTATGGTGCAAATGCCATACCAGGTCCACGACCCTGAACGGAATCGAGCATAACTTGATATTTCAAATTACTTGTAAAGATATGCTTTTGCTCTGGACGGAGAGATTGATAATCTCCCCTATCCTTCTGAAGAGAGACCTCTTCGGGTCTCCAGAAGTAACCCAGTTGTTGTGTGGTTAGTTTATCAAAAATTGGATACTTGTAAGAATCATATCTCTGAATTCCTAGTGGTTGTCCAAAAAACATAGGTTGCTTTTTGGTATCTACTTCTTGAGAATTAAAAACGGTCATAGATTCAACCATTTTTTTATCTCCTAAACTTGTTTTAAATCTTACAAGACTCACAATCTTCCTCCTCTGCTTGTTCTAGTTGAGAAATTAAATCTTCAAGTGACTGTTTGGTTTCTTCAACCTCATCAGTCTTATGGTCATAAGTATTTTGATAATAGCTGGTTTTCCAGCCGTACTTATATGTAGTTAAAAGGTCCTGTGCCATTACTGAAGTAGGAACTTCATTATCTGGGTAATTTTCTGGATTATAGGACCAGTTTCCAGAAATCGCTTGATCGAAGAATTTTTGCATAACTGCAACAATATTGATATAACCACGATTGCTAGGCATATCCCACAGAAGCGTATAATTGTTCTTAAGTGTTTGATACTGGGGAACAATCTGCTTGAGCGGACCTTTTTTCGACTTCTTAACGGACAGGTATCCTCTAGGTGGTTCGATTCCATTTGTGGCATTTGACACAACGGAACTGCTCTCCGATGGCATCTGTGCGGACAATGTTGAGTTCCGTACCCCATATTTGAGTACCTGTTCTCTAAGATGCTCCCAATCATACTTAAGCTCATTTGGAACTATTTCATCAACGTCCTTTTTGTATGTATCTATAGGAAGAATACCATTACCATATTTGGTTCTGTCGGAATACTCACAGGCACCTTTTTCTTTAGCAAGATTTACGGTTGCATCAATTAAATAATATTGAAACGCTTCTGTTAAATCATGCACCAATTTCCAAGCACCAGGATCATCATAATTTTCACCGTGCTTGGCAAGATAATGTGCAAGTCCAATAAAACCTACTCCAAGCGAACGACGTGCTCTGGTGGCGATTTCTGCTGCTCTGACGGGATATCCTTGAAAATCAATGAGTTCATCAAGACTCCTAACAGCAAGATCGCAAAGAACTTGAAGATCTTCAAGATCCCTGATTTTGCCAACATTAATAGCAGAAAGAATGCACAAAGCAATTTCACCATTAGGATCATCAATATGTTGAATGGGTTTGGTAGGAAGAGTGATTTCCTGACACAAATTACTCATCTCAACTTTGTCCATAAAGGAAGAGTGAGAGTTGCAATGGTCAATATTCATGATGTAAATACGACCAGTTTCTGCACGTTCTTTCAGGAGGTCCAGAAAGAGTTCTTGAGCAGCGATAGTTTTTCTTGGAATAGACTGATCTCGTTCGTAAGCCACATACAAATCGTCAAATCGATCAGTCCCAAAAGCATCATACAGACCAGGAACTGCGTGGGGAGAAAAGAGTGAAACTTCTTCGTTGCGGATGAATCGTTCATAGAACAGTTTAGAGATTTGGATACTGTAGTCTAACTTACGAACACGATTATCTTCAGTTCCTTTGTTATTTTTTAATACTAGAATATCTTCTATCTCTTGGTGCCAGATGGGGAAGTGTACCGTAGCTGATCCACCTCGTATGCCATTTTGAGTACAGCATCTGACAGTCGCTTCAAACTTCTTGAGGAACGGTACAACACCCGTGTGCTGAACCTCGCCGCCTCGTATCTTACTGTTGATGCCCCTGATACGACCTGCGTTGATACCAATTCCCGCCCTTTGTGCAACATATCTGCCGATAGCCATATCAGAACTAAAGATGCTATCGAGGGTGTCATCAACATCAACAAGAACACAACTAGCATATTGTCTAAGTGGCGTTCGCACCCCTGCCATGATTGGTGTTGGGATGTTGATTTTGTGCTTTGAGATTGCATCATAGTACTTCCTAACGTAGTCTAAACGTGTTTCTTTAGGATACTTGGAAAAGATTGTCGCCGCGATCAAAAGGTACATAAACTGTGGCGTTTCATAAAGTTCGTTAGAACTTCTGTCTTGCACGAGGTACTTATCAACGACTTGACGTAGACCTGCGTAAGTAAACAGATAGTCACGACTATGATCAATAAACGACTCAAGTTTATCAAATTCTTCATCAGTATACAGGTCAAGAATTTCTGCATCATAGACACCTCTACCAACTGCGCGAAGCACGTGTTGCTTAACTGTAGGGCATTCGTGCATACGACCAAACAACTGCTTGCGGAGAGCGAACAGAAGCAGGCGAGCAGCGACGAATTGATAGTTAGGGTGATCAAGATCAATCAGGTCAGAAGCAGAACGAATCAGAATCTCCTGAATCTCTGCTGTAGTGATGCCATCATAAAATTGAATGCCTGATTTCATCTCTACTTGAGATGCTGATACACCTGCTAGGTCTTTGCAGGATTCCTCCACCATAACATGGAGTTTATTAAGATCCAATGATTCAGTTTTACCATCTCTTTTAACGACTTTCGTTCCGTTGCTCATATTTTTTTCCAATTGTTAAACTTAATTTTTGCTTCTAAACCTGAATAGATACTTGATTTTAACACATCCATAACATTAAGTCCAGCGAGCACCATATCATTAATATCTTTTTGCTCAATGGATGTTGGCCAAATAACTACTTTGTCACCTCTACTGATGGTTTTTGATATTCGGTTGACGATTTCTCGATTACGTGGTTCATTATCAAAAACGTAAATATAATCGCTCCAACCAAACGTCCCAATATCAACGTCGGCCCCACACATAGCAACAGAATTTTCGACCAACGTGGAATCGAATGGTCCTTCAACAATGTAAATGGGTTTCGTAGAATCGACATTTTCAAGTCCATAAATTTTTGGAGCATCATCAGAAATCATAACGGTGATGTATTTATTTGGAGAAGATTCGAGTGCTCTTCCTTGAAATCCAATTAAATTACTTTGAGTGTCATATAATGGTATAATAATGCGACATTCATCTTTATAAAAGTTGCTAAAAGTTTGTTTTTGAGTATTTGTCCACTCCTTAAATTTGTGAGCAAAATAAAACTTTTCTGGATTCAATTTTCTCTTTTCCAGATATTCCCTGGCAATAGGTACTTCTGATGCTTTAGGTAAGTCCAGTTTTTTTTTGAAAACTGGTTTGGTAAATTCAAACTTGGGTTCCTCAACTACAAAGTTTCTACCGGTATGTCCTTCCTTAAACTTTTCTAGTGTATATTGCTTATGAAGCGTGGGATCTAACTCTTTGAGAAAGTTATTAAAGGATAAACTGGCACCACAATTATGGCACTTGAAGTTTGTATTGTTTTTGACTGGGTAAATATACCCTCTTGTTTTATTTTTATTCTTCTGCGAATCGCCACAGAGGGGGCAGCGGAAGTTGTAGAGATCTGCCTTGACCCTCTTAAATTTTTGCAGGCGTGATGAAACTAATCCAATATACTTAGAGTCAATCAAATCCATTATAAAGGGTATCAGTTCGTGCGCTCTATTATAACCTGCTGGGGTTGTGCTGTCAAGAACTTGGGGACAAATGCATTAATGACCCCAATAAGAACGATTACAAAGGCAAGTACACCACCTGCTTGCCATCTAAATTTCTTAAGATCTTCTATTTTTTCATCAATTTTATTAAATCTTTCTTCTATTCCTTTATGTTCTTTATCATTATCTTCTTTCATCTCATCTATCATCTTAACAAGAAGTGCATCATTTTTCATACTTTGTTCTATTCTCTCATCATGTTTTGCAAGAATTGTAGCAATACGTGAATTACCTTCGGAGATCTTATCGACCGCTGCTTCTAATTTTGATAACATTTCGCGGGAAAGATCCTCATAAATACCGAGTTTTGATTCAAGAACCGCTAGTTTTGATTCTTGAGAGAACATTTTTATTTTCCTCTTAAATATTTTAACCACATGGAACGAGATCCACGTCCACCTGTCGCATAACTATTTCTACGTTGTGTTTTTCCGAGTTTTGGTGTAATTCCAGCATTTGGACCTTGTGCTGGTGATTTTTCACTATATCCAGCAATAGGACCAGAACTCCCAGTGGTCATACCACCAACAACTGCATCCTCTTTTAACTGGCGAACTATTTGTATAATCCTTTCTATGTCCATTAGATGTAATTTAAAACAGAACTACAATATTCGTCCTCATCTATTTCATTAAGTTTAGATTTGGGATATTCGGGAACTCTTTTTAAAAATACCAAAAAACTTTTTAAAGAAGGCCAAAGATCTTTTTCTAAATTATAAAATAGAAGAGGAACCGCAGCATCATCAAAAACATTAAACAGAACAGTTAAATGATTCAACAAAAGATGAGATTTTAAAACCCCATCTTTTTTATACTTTCTCAATAACTTTTTAATATAACGAATTCTTTTCAAGTCTTCGTCAAAGTCTTCCTTTGTTACCGCTTGCGGATTATTATAAAATTTTATAGCAAAGAGTAAATAGTTACCCTCATTCAACTCATCAAATCTCATATATTATCAAGTATCTGGGAATCTTACATCATCATCATTATCATTTTGAATACCACCACTTCCAGCAGAATCTTTACCCATAGCAACTAATGTTTCAGATTTAACTCTTAAATTGCCGTGGCAGTCAACATAAGTTGTTACGCCAACCCAACCAGCATGTCCAACACTAAAAGCACCTGCTTTTCCACCAAAAGTTGTAGCTCTGGCAACACCTGCTTCTGCAGTATCGACTCCAAAAACAGTTCTAGTTAAAGGATTAGCGGAAAATCCAGATGTTCTTACTTCTGGTGCCTGATAAACAGAATCTTCAATTGAAGAAATTGGTCTTTGTGTAATATAATAAGATGCTGCTGTGATAATTCCAGTTGTTGGGTGTGGAATTAAGTATTGAGTAGTAGCAATAGATGCAACTGTATTACTTGTAACAGATGATATTACCGCATGTCCAAAAGTAGCGCCAGCGCCAACAACAATAACATCACCTTCACTAACTTCAAATCCAGAAGTTGAAAAAGTAGTTCCAGTTCCTGTTACAACTTCGTTAGAAAGGTTTATCCAAACAGTTCCACCTTTTCCGACTAAATCTTTACTGCCCCAAAGAGCCATGTGCCTTACCTATAAATTCTTTTTCTATTGATATTTATAAAAAAAGGAGACTTTTAATTCTTGTCTCCCTTTCGCAAAATAGTTTTTAAAAAATGTGTCGTTAAATCAAGCAAACCATTTTCCTCAAATCTTTTTGTTTTTGCTAACCACTCTGAAGCAGTTAATAATAATCCAAGAAAAATAGTTATACCCCAATTAGTTAAAAAACAAGTAATCATTCTTGTGGTTTGAATAAAAGTTCTTTAACTGTAGTAAGAACCATATCATCAATACTATTATCAGTTGTTTTTACATATTTTTCAAGAAGTTCAATCACAAGATTTTTAACTGCTGGGTGAGTAGCAATTTTAAGAAGAAGTGGTTTTACCACTACTACAACTGCATCCATGATGTCCTCCATGCAAATAGTATCAAAATTATTTATCTTGCTTTATTTTTTATCTGCACCACTTTTTGTTTTATGACTCTTGTAACCTTTATTTTTCATAAACCAAGCAAGAGCATAAATGTTCTTATCTTTACCTTCTGAAGTTTTTCCCTGGGAAAGTTCAGGATACTTCTTCATCGCTTTAACAGTTCCTTCAAATCCTGGAGGGGCAACTTCTTGGATATCATCACCTTCTTGAGTATTATCTTCAGAATAATTTAAAGGAAGTCTACCAGATCTTTGCAATTGCATAGTCTGGCGCTGGCGTGTTAATGCCATTTGAACTTGTTGTTGTCTCAACTTAAGTTTCTTCTTTGCTTCTTCATCTTCAGGTTTTTTTGTAGCAACTGAAGGTTCAGATTGCTCCATTGTTGGTTTTACATTAATATACTTTGAATTATTAACTCCTTCACCAGTAATTCTATCATCACCTGTTTTTTTCTTTGCTTTTTTTGCTTCGCCAATAAATTCTTCTTTTTGAGTTCCTTTAGAAGAAATAGCATCTCCAATTACCTTACGACGCTTCTTTAAATACTTATCAGATTTATCATTTGGGATGCCATTATTATTTACATCAGCGTCTTCCTGCCCAACAGGATCTAAAGATTCTTTTCTAGTTGAAATTGCATTACCGATTGCGGCACGACGCTTGAGAAGATACTTATCAGACTTATCATTTGCAACGCCGTTGTTATTTACATCACTGTCTTCTCTTCCAACTGGATCTAGACCCCTACCAGATTTTACCTTTGAAGTCTTTTTACCTTGCTTATCATCAGTTTCTTTTGGATGATAAGCAGTGATTTCAACTCTTCTAATATTAGGATTTGAACGAAGTTCTGAAATCTTTGCACGAGTTGCTTGACGACGATATGTATTTCCAGTCTTTTTATCAGTAACAACTATCCAGTATTTCTTTTCCCCAGATTCTTCTGCTTCTGTAAGATCTTCTTCCTCTCTTTGAACACCCTCAACAAAAACTTTAATGAGAGCATTTACTGTAGATTTTCTTGCAAGTTCAGAAATTCCATATTCTTCAGATACACCTGCAGTGAGTTTTTTCCTGGCAAGTGCTTTTACAGTTGATGGTGCTGGGGAACTTGCTAGTTGTGCCAAATATGCTTTAGAAACTTGTGCAGGATTCATATCAGTTTGAGAACCCATCCTTTGCTTAACTTTATATTTAACATCAGAAGCTAGTTGGGATGCCTGCTTTTCAAGATCAGTATTACCAGCAGCATGTCCACGATGAGGACCACCTGTTTGTTCAGCCATGGAATTTTTTCTAATTTACTTTTTTCTATACTTATTTATGAATTACTCAATATCAAACAATTGTTTCGACAACATCTTTTATCCAAGATTTAAACATAATACTATCTTCAGTTACACAAATTAAATGATTTGTACCCCTACGAATTATTTTTCCAATCATACCAGTTATTAAACTTTGTACAATATCTCCCTCTTTAAATATTTCTCCACTAATATATTTTTCCCTCAATTCTTGCTCACCAATTACTGGGGCATTTTGAACAGTTGATTTTGATAAATTCTTTTCTCTAGAAGTTTGTCTGGGATCCTGTATCCCAAGTCGCTGCCTTTTATTATAAAACTGTAATCTACCACCTATAGTTTTTGCTTCAAATTCTCCTGTTTTATTATTATGCCAATCTCCATGCCCATTTCCAACAAGACCTAATCTTTTTGCATGAAAAGATGCTAGAGATGCTTCTTCTAAAAATTGGGAAAAACTTTTCATTACTTACGTTTACAAATTTTAAATGTTATTTCTTTTTCGTGTGTAATTATGTATTCTAAAACACTTAATCTCATCTTTTTATATTTATTCTTTATTTTTTCTACCCTAGAAGATTTTATTTTATCATCAAAAGTTTTGTAAACGTGAGTAATAAAATCTTTATATCTGGTCGTAGTTGTTTTAGATTTAGTTTCAAATGAATTAATAATACTCGTAATTATTGAATTCATAACTTTTTACTGGTATTTAGTGCCCGTGAGAAGATTTGAACTTCCACTGTATGGATTCTAAGTCCACTCTCTCTACCGTTGGAGTACACGGGCAAATGGAGAATAGGAGAATCGAACTCCTAATAAGTGCTTGCAAAGCACCCGTTATACCGTTTAACTAATTCCCCAATAAAACCCCGAAGGGTTAAATATTTATCTTCCCCAAATTTGAATAGTATATCTATATTCTATAGCATGAGGAGAAATAGTTGTTACAAAGTGCATCTCTCTGTTGTCATTTACAACCATCATATTTTCTTGAGGATTTAGACAACGATAAAAATTTTCTGGACATTCATTATCCTGCCAGACAAACAAACCACCAGAGTAAATACAGTTGGAATTTAAATATAGTGTAGCACCAAATTTATAAATGGAATCATCATGAGGAGATATTCCAGAATAAGAATCCCAGATGTAATACTGGTAATCTAATTCATTGTAGTCATAATTTTTAAATGCAATAGATAATTCTGCTTCTAACAAGTTTTTTATTTTTTTGTCGGTAATAAAGCAATGTAAACAGACACCATCAATATTTTTTTGCAAATTGTGATCCCACTTAAAACAACTAGATCCCCAGACTAGTTGTTTTTGTTTTTCTAGAACATCTTTTTTACAGAGATCTAAAAGATCTTCTGACAAAACTTCACTGTAAATTTTCATTGTACTTGTTTTTCAATTTCAGAATCTAAATTAAAAATTACGGTACGAATATCAGAAATACGAGGAGGAACACTCACCTCATCATAAGTATAACCTTTTTGAGATTCAAAAAGAATTTGGCGAACTGCAGCAGCAGAACGCACATCCATCTTTACTGTTACTTGTTTTTCTTTAGTCATCGGTCGTCAGAAGCACGGTTTTCGGAAAAATAAACATCAAAAGCACCTTCAGGATAACGCTTAAGAAGTTTTTGAACATTACGAGCAACAACATCATCAAGTGAAACTTCAAGTGCAATACATGCTTGAGCAACATACCACATAATATCACCAAGTTCAATAATCAGGTGTTCACGATTATCTTCGTTATAAGGTTTGCCTTGGAAGATCATTTTCTTGACGATTTCCATAAACTCACCACCTTCTGCATTAATACCAACAGCAGCAGTTAGAAGACGCTCAATATTCGCACCTTTTTCATCAAGGGCAACTAGGCGGTCAGAAAGAGCAAGAAAGTCTTTAGATGCATCAGAAGTTACGGCATCCACAAACTCTGCATACTTATCAAAATTAACGTGTTTAGGAGTTTCCATTAAAATTTAAATCCTTCAAATGATTTTTTAGGTTTTTTGTCTTCTTCATAATTATACTCTTCATCTTGTCCAGAGTCAAGTATATCTTTTTGAGCAGTCTGCTCACAATCATACAATCTCATTTTAGCACGGTCAATACCCACAATGAAACGCTTATAAATCGTTGGATCATTATAACGATTTTTCAATTGTTTTACCATAATCTGCCCAAGTCCTTCCAACTCTTCAGTACTAATAAGGGCAAACATAAGATCAGCAGTAGCAGGGAGACCAAAGGACTCACTAGTATCAGTAAGTTCAACATCGCTATTACCATAACCTGAACGAGTGGTTTGAGTAGCAGATACGATTGGTACGTTGAACTCAACTGCAAGTCCCCGTAATTCTTCAGCAATTGCTTTAATATACGAATATGAATTGACAGAAAGGTTTGACTTATACCTGCTGGAAGCACAAATATTAAGGTAATCAATGAAAATAATATCAGGTCTAAATGACTTCTTAAGTGCAAGTTCATTAAGAAGTGATTTGAAGTGACCACTGTGTGCTGATGCAGTAGGATATTCTTTAATTATAAGAGTACCTTGCGTCTTCTTTGCCAGATTTGTAACTTTAGTTTCAAACATTTGGCGAGGAAGTTCAATCAATTGTTGGATTGGAACATTCAGAAGGTTTGCATCAATACGTTCAGCAATTTTCTCCTCTGCCATCTCCATTGTAATGTAAAGTACATTAAGTCCGTCAAGCACACAGGAGCTAGCCATATGACACATAAAAAGAGACTTACCAACACCTGTCCCAGCAAGAGCGATATTAAGAGTCTTATTAGGAAGACCACCTTTTGTAATTTTGTTAAAATATTCCAAATCAAAGGGAATACGATTTTCTTTCTTGTGGTAAGACTCATATCGTTCTTCATAATCTTGTAAGTAATCATGCCCAATATGATTGTCAAAAGATACTGCTAAAGCATTTGAGAGAATGCTAGGAATAGCATCTCTATTTTTCTTTTCATCATTACCATCTGCAATATGGATTGATTCCATAAGAGCAAGATAAATCGCACGATCACGACACCATTTTTCGGTAGTGTCTAACAACCACCGTTCGTCTACAATAGAATTATGGAGCGATTTAGAAATTTCTCTGATTTCTTTTACTTCACTATCTGATAGATCTGTACGGTTCTCAATCTCAATATTGAGTGCTTCAATTGTAATAGAAGATCCGTATTTTACAATAAAATTTACAACTTCTTGAAAAACTACTTTTTCTGTTCTTTGTTCAAAATAATTTGGTTGAATGAAAGGAATTACTTTCCTAGAATAGTTTTCATTAAATACAAGGTTTCGCAGAATAGTAGTTTCAATTCGTTCCATAAGAGAATTCTTTTTTGGCAATTTCGTCAAGTTTTTGCATCACTTCTTCGGTAAAGTATTCCTCTGGATTTGCAAGAATTTGCTTACCATAAATCTTCTTACCATCCATTTCATAACGCCCTGCTACGTTCTTCCAAAGTCCACCAATCTCACCGAGTTCAAGAAGACCATAATATCGGTCAAGACCACGATGATCATAATAAAGGCGTACTTCAACATCTTTATTTTCTTTACTTAAACGTGATTTAGCAGTTTTTGCTTTAATGATATTTCCAATAATTTCTGTTCCGTCTTTTTCTTTTTTCTTGGAAAGATAGATGATACTAGAAGCAGCATATTTGAGACCACTTCCGCCACCCATTTCTTTTGTGGGAACATAAGCACCGATCACATCATATGTGTGATTAGTTACAATCATAGGAATTTTTGCCTGCCCTAACTTAAGAGTAAGCATACGGAATGCACCTTTAATCAGTTGGGATTTGGTCATGTCCCGAACTTCTTTGTCATTCAGAGCATCATTAATCTCTTTACTGGTTGAAAGCATACCCAAAGAGTCTAGCACAAAAATGCAAGGTTTGCGTTCTGCTTCTGGTTTTTTCATATACATATCTACTGCCTTAAGCGCCGTTCCGCGAAACTCTTCAACAGTAACAACATTGACAACCACAAGACGAGAAGTATCAATTCCACGGGATTCTAAAAGAGATTTAGTAATAGCAGCTTCAGTATCAAAGTAGAGACAATAACCATCGGGATTGGTATCAAGAAAATTCTTAACAACGGCGAGGCTGAAGAAAGTTTTTCCAGTAGAAGACTCTCCAGCAATAGCAGTAATCTTATTCCCAGATACACCACCAAATATGCTACCTGAAACCAGTGCATTAAAAATGTATGAACCCGTATCAACATAACTCTCAGTCTCATCAATATCGGAAGCAAGTTGCGTATACTCGCCACCAATTTCTTTTACAATATCTTTAAGAAAATCCATTTTTAGTATTCCTTTGAAATTTAAACGACCATAGTTTTGCGTACAAGTCTTTATGCTTGTCTTTGTTCCTTTCCAACAATTCCATAATAACAATTAGATCTTTATCTGTTATTGGTAATGTTATCATGCTACCATACCATACTCTTCACGAAGTATTTTTTTGTAAGGCAAACCTTGTTCTTTAAGTTCCTTTACCAATTTTAATTTTTGATAAAGTGCAGTGTTTCCACCCAGAGTTAAAGCACTCACGATTGTATTTAATTCTTCGTCATTAATAGGCAGATCCATTAGGAAAAAAATGATTCAAGGTTTACGGTTTTTTCTTCTTTCCACCCAATAATATTCAAAATTGTTTTGAGTGGATCCAAGAATGCTTTCTCAAATTGTAATTCATAATCAATATATTTGTCAAGACCAAGTTCAGTAGGAAACTGCTGAATGAAAGAAATTACATTTTCCTGAATAATATTTGGTTTTTTTAAAAATAAGAACTTGACTTTTTCACCGTTATTGATAAGAGAGTATTTGTTTGTGAGATTTTTTTGCTTTACATAGTGATTAAACAATAATGCACCACGAACTTGAATTGGTGTTTTAGGAGCGTAAATATTAGAAGATGAATAATATTTGCGAATATCGGAAGCAGTTCTTGGAAATGCAATTTGTTCTGGAGGAAGAGACTTAAACTCCTCACGACACCGATCAATAAAATTAATCATGTCATCTTCAGTACCACTCATTAAGATATTAAAAGATTCTTTTAGCATCTTACGACAGGGGGCAGGTGTAGAAGATTTAATTGCTTCAATACCTTTGATCTTGAGTTTAGATTCTTCATAACGAACACCTTCACTATCCCAAACACTCAAAATATATCGTTTCTTTGCAGTCCAAATACCACGTTCAGCGATACATTCCCGCTTCATGATCATTTTCTGCTCATAAGCATTTACGTATTCCGCCAATTCTTTATAAGAACTTTCAATATATTTTTCAAATTCCACCTGACAGACCTTATCAAGGAACGAAACAACGCTTTGAGTAGTTTTCTCTCTTCCTTTGTATACACTCTCAACCAAAGGACCCATATTAACGTAAAGAGAATCAGTATCTGAAGCAATAACGTAATCAACATCTGTACTCTTAAGAATTTTGTTTAGATAAGCATTTACCTTATTCATGATCCAGTTAATTGAAACTTGACCAGAAAGGGTAATTGCCTCTGCATTTGCGAGTTTAAAATAACGGAAATACTGATTACCAATAGCACCATAAGCAGAGTTAAGTTGAATCTTACGTGCCATTTGGATGTTATTGCATCGGGCAATCTCTTTAACTAATTCTTTGTTCTTTGTTTTTTCATATTCTTGCTCTGCCGCAAGCATTTTTTTCTTGAAGATCACACGTTCATTATAGATCTTCTCCATCAGTTCTGGAAGAAATCCACGAACATCTTTACGATACATCGCACCGTTGGCGCATACTGCATAGTCCTTATACATCTCAAAGTTGATAGTTTGATTGAGAATTTTATCAACATTAACTGATGGATGTTTTTCTTCAACCAAAGTTTCAGGACTAATGTTATATTGCATAATCAAGTGTGGATATAGTGAGTTAAGGTCAAAACTCACCACCCAATCATACATCCCAGGAATTGGTTCTTTTACATAGGCACCTTCATACTTGGTGTCTTTATCAGAACGCTCTTTAGGAGGAATAACAATATTTCTTTTCTTTAGATAGTTGTAAATGATTGTATCCCACATACGAACTTGAGAAAATACATCCTCATAGTTTGCCTTGGCATCGTATGCCATCGTAAGAGCAAGTTCAATCAGTTTCATCTTGTCTTCCAAACGGTCAACAAGTTCCACGTCCTTGATGTTGTATTCTACAAACTTCTGCCAACCTTTGGTGTAGAAGTCCTTAAACGTATCAAACTCGGAGTGATCTAGTTTTTTCTGCTTAAGTTCAACTTCGGCAATATAATCTAGGCGATAAGATTCCTGTGCCTTATAAGTAAACTTCTTATAAAGATCAAGATAATCTAACTGTGAGATTCCACCAATATCATAGCAAAGATGCTTACGACCAGCAATATAAGTTTCATCTTCAGTTACAAGACCCCAAGGAGATAAACGCTTCATCAGTTTTTCACCAAGAACTCTATCAATACGTCGCACGAGGTATGGAATATCGTACAGTTTACTGTTCCATCCAGTTACTACTTCTGGTGTATTAGTTTCGACCATCCACCAGTGAATGAAATCATTCAGAAGATCATATTCGGACGAGAAAGAACGGTACGAAACATTTTTCTGATTATTTCGAAAAGGACCCTTTCCCCAAGTATGAATTTGTTTTGAAGAATAATCTTGAACAGTGATCAAGAGAACTTCTTCTGCTGCAGACTCTACATCAGGGAAACCATTTTCAGATGCAACCTCAATATCAATCGTAGTTACTTTAATCTTATTGATATCAAATTTAAGTTCCTCTTCGGGGTAAATATCAGAGATGTACTGATAGATATACTGAGTATTCCCAAAGATTTTAAAGTTTTCTACGTTCTCATACTTTTTAACAAACTCCCTACAATCACGAACTGATCCAGGTTGGACTGATTCTACATATTCTCCACTTAAAGTTTGATATTTGGTTTTTTTATTAGAAGGGACAAAAAGAGTCGGGTTAAACTTCTCACGGGTCATAAAGTGTTTACCATCTTCATAACCACGGACAAGAAAGTTGTCCCCGACCATCTGAACGTTAGTATAAAATCGCATCAGGAAATAATATCAATATATTTTTTAATAATATCAGTGTTTGGATTGATAATTGTTAAAATGCTATCAGAATTAACTAGAAATTCATCTTGCTTTGTATAATCACATAACCAGTTTTGCAAATAAACCTCATTAGTGATTTGTTTTTTTATTTCGCAAGGTTTAATTAATTTACAATTCGGATCTCCTAATTCGGAGTCAACTTCTTCAATTTGTGAGATAACTATTGTTCCATCTTTAAAAACAATAGTTTTAATTGCTGCTTCCACTTTCAGTCTCCTCTTGAATTACTTCTTCAGTATTGGTGCCATCTGGATCATACATTTTTGCAAGAGAATCAATAGGATCCACGATAGTAACAACCCAATCAAAAGGAATTACCATTTGATTGCTTTTTGAAAGAAGCATCCATTTGGTCAAAGATACATTTACGACGCTTGAATTTTTCTCTTCTTCAGGAACTAAAACTGGTGAATCATAAAAAACTCTTTGTGGATTGGTAAACAAATATCCATAAAGTTTTTCTTCTTGATGAACTTCCTTTACGTCCGCAATTACGGTTTCACCAGATTTTAATAGAACTAATTTTACTGTCATTTTCTTAAAATTTCTGTGTTTCTATTCTAGCAATAAAAATGGGAGGTGTCAACTGGATTTTGCCAGTTACCTCCCGTGGCATAGCGCCGACGATATTCAATTATATTTAGAGGTAATCTTTGCGCTTATGATGATCTGGAACAATTCTACCAAGTGTTACAGTCAAAAGCCCATCCTCAAAATCAACTGATCGTACTTCCGTATCATCAGAGAGTGTCCACGCTCTCTTAAAACTTCGTTGAGCCAAACCCTTGTGGAGATAGTTGGTCTCCGTTTCTTTATCTTCCTTCTGACCTTCCACAAAAAGTTTGCCATCTTGTGTGTAGACATAAACTTCTTTCTTTTTAAATCCAGCAAGTGCAAGTTCAAGACGCGATTCCACATTACTAATTTGAACTAGATTGTATGGGGGATAGTTTGTAGTAGTTTCATGTAGATGAAAAATACGATCAAAGTATTCATCCATTCCAATACTGTATTTGTTGATCCTTTCCATCAAAGCAGGAAGATCCGCAGCAGTATACCTTGTGAGGTTAGTCATTATAGTAGCTCCTTTAAAAGCGAGTTTGTGTTGTGTGGACCCTTTCGGCATCCAATATTAATTATACAACAAACATAAAAAAAGGGAGTGTTGAACTCCCTACAAGATCATTCGGTTTCTTCTACTCTTTTCTTTTTGGATCCAATATTATATTTGGTTTCCAAAATCCACTCTCCCTTATCTTTATAAGAAAGAACTTTAATTTGATTTAAAGGTGCAATATCTTGAATTTTTTCAAGATCAACAATTGTAATCAATCCCCAATCGGCAAGAAGTTGGGCAATACGATTACGGCGCTGCACATCATTCACAGTCAGGTTTGCGTGTTTGCCATCAAGAGCAAACAGTTCCTTAAAGTGAACGAGATAATATCTACCTTGCTTGTGTAGAATATGGCAAGACTGATAGATTTTCTTTTCCTTTCTTGAAGCAACTCCGATACGAGTCAAAGTTTCACGCACTTTCAAAAAGTCATCGGGTTCGTTGAGAACCACTTCAACCATTTGACTTGGCGTCCACTTCACTTCAGGTTCTTGAACTACACTCATTTTGATCCTCCAGTTTCAAATTTCGATTTAATAAAAGTAAGTTGTTCTTTTGTAAGAATCCTCAAAGCTTGTTTTGCCTTCTCATTACTATAACCATAATAACGTTTGACATAATCAAGATCTTTGATTTTATCTTGTCGGATCCAGGGAGAATACCTCTTCTTTTTCCTCAGACTATTTATATAAAAGTCATATTGCATCTTCTTTGGGAGGAAATGATATTGATTCATTTCGTTTGCAAACATTAAACAATCAACGTGCCCAGAAAAACACCTATTGATAATATATGGCGCATATTCCTTCTCAAGTGAAGGATCTTCATCAATCAGGTGTTTCTTCGTTTGATTGATCGAGTTTAACCAGTCCTTCAATTCCATAATTAAAAAGCAAGAGTTCTTTACGTTGTTTTTGCTCACGCATATATTCACCAACAGAACGCATTGTGTAAGTCAGATCAAACTCTGCAGCATTCCAGTTCTTAAACCTATCTTTTACAAGTTGGTCAGAATTATAACTAATCAACTGGTCCATATTATTAGCATCACAATCAGCAGCAAACTTATCGTGATCAAATCTTTTGTGCATTGATCCTTTGTTCCCATAGAGATTATCCTTAATATCATAAGGAGGATCGAGATACATAAAAG